CCAGCCACGGTGCTGTAGTTGCCGCTGCTACTGTTGTTTCTTCCCCCAGCCGCGGCGCGGTGGTAGCCGCTGCTGGTGTTGTTGTTTCCCCCGCCCACGGTGCTGCCGTAGCCGCTGCTACTGTTGCTTTTTCCCCCCGCCCGTGGTGCTGTTGTTGCTGCTGCTAGGGTTTCTTCCGCCCCCGCCCACGGTGCTGTAGTTGCCGCTGCTAGTGTTGTATCTTCCCCCGCCCACGGTGCTGTAGTTGCCGCTGCTACTGGTGTTTTGATACCCCCCGCCCACGGTGCTGTAGTTGCTGCTGCTAGTGTTGCTTCTTCCCCCGCCCACGGTGCTGTAGTTGCCGCTGCTACTGTTGTTATACCCCCCGCCCACGGTGCTGCTGTAGCCGCTGCTAGTGTTGCTTCTTCCCCCAGCCACGGTGCTGTAGTTGCCGCTGCTAGTGTTGTATCTTCCCCCGCCCACGGTGCTGTAGTCGCCGCTGCTACTGTTGCTTCTTCCCCCAGCCACGGTGCTGTCGGTGCCGCTGCTACTGTTGCTTCTTCCCCCAGCCACGGTGCTGTAGTAGCCGCTGCTACTGTTGCTATACCCCCCGCCCACGGTGCTGCTGTAGCCGCTGCTACTGTTGCTACTTCCCCCAGCCACGGTGCTGCTGTAGCCGCTGCTACTGTTGCTATACCCCCCGCCCACGGTGCTGTAGTTGCCGCTGCTAGTGTTGCTTCTTCCCCCAGCCACGGTGCTGAAGTTGCCGCTGCTACTGTTGCTTCTTCCCCCAGCCACGGTGCTGTCGGTGCCGCTGCTAGTGTTGCTTCTTCCCCCGCCAATAACACTATAATTCCCACTAGCCGCTTGATTATTATTTGATCGTACAGTTTGCCAATCAACAGCATACTCTCCTCTAGCGTCTCCACCAGAATCTCGTTGTAAAGCTCCTGCGCCGCTAGGACTAATAATTATATTTCCATTAGTATTAGTGCTGGAAATAGTATTACTATCTAAACGCAAATTATCAACATTTAATATTGGTCCAATATTAACGCTATTATTCAAAGCATTAAGATTTAAACTACCGCTCTCAGCAAGAATACTTAGATCATAATCGGCTAAAGAGTAAATTTCATTAACGTTGCTTGAGGGACCATTTCCATTATAATTTTCGGTATTATAAGAACCTATAATTAATTTATTGGATAATCCACCACCACCACTTCTTAATTTAATTTCTGTAGGATAGTTTGAACTTTCTTCATTAGTAATGACTAGTGTTGGATTATTAGTTCCAAATATTGTTACTCCTCCACTATCAGCAGCAGCAGAATATTCCGACGTGTCAATAATGAGTTGATCAACACTAATACCTAAATAGTGTTTATTGTTTGTTGGTGTTTGAGCGTATATAACGTTGTCATCTATTTTGATCTTATCTATTACTAAAGCTCCGCTAACAGCTAATGTTGTTCCATCAAACGTGAGGTTACTTTCAGCATCAATACCAATAGATGTATCATCTCTACTAGTAAGAATTCTATTATTGGTTGGGTTGTTAATTAAACCGCTAACACTAACAGTCAAGCTGTCAGTACTATCATTAAAATTTAGATCTATGCCGCTACCAGCTTGTAAAATTTCACTAACTAAACCATCAACATCTTCTATAACAATAGTACCAGCGCTCATGTACGGTAAACTATTCCAGGGTGTAACTCCATCTCCTATTTTTAATTTACCAGTGTCCTTTTCATATCCTGGTTCACCAAGTCGTAAAATTTCTCCACCGGGTTGTGGTTCGCTAGCAGTCCATTCTGCTGCTGTGCCTCTACGAAATTTTATTGTATCATATCTTTTTGTCATATTTTACCTTATTATATAGTGTAAAGTGTGAAAACACTGCTTTAAAATACACCATTATTAACAAATTTTAAACAACTATTCAATCCATATACTGGTATTAGTTATATACGGGTCTCCTTGTAAATAACCCAAATAAAAACTTTGCCCACTTACAATACTAAAAGATAAGTTTGCATTAGTAACATTACTACAAGGACCATATACAACAGAATTATTTATACCTATTCCAAACTGTTGATCAATTAAACAATTGCTTTCTATTAGATCTATAGTAACTCTCAGAGTGCCTGTGTATAGTGCTGTAAAAAAAATATCAGGATAGCACACCAGTCTGCCCAATCCTATCATTTTATTAGCAACAGTACCATTGCCACTAAAACCAAGAGTTATGGCCCTAGCTCCAGCAGTAATTCTAGCAGTTTCTATAGGTATTCCAGCATTTAATACTCTAGGAATACCGTCTTTAACTAATATTTTATTTTGTCTAGTATAAAATGACATTTAATATATTCTTTTATTTTTGCAGATTTTGTCTATCTATTCTTTCTTCTAAAGCTTCTAAGGTTTTGCCCAGAGTTGCTATCTGAATTTTAAGCTCGCTCATAACCTCTATAACTTTTTGTAATGTAATAGAAAGAGCAGCCTGTGTTTCCTTATTTACACTTAATCTTTCCATAATAAATTGTCTATCTTGAATATAAGGACTTTTACTTTCTATAAGATCACACACTTCTTTTTTAGTGGCCATATTATGACCTATAGTTACCCAAAAACCAATTAAGGTAACTATAATACCAATGCTAGTAGTTGCTAAACTTTCCCAAAAGTGAACAATATTTTCGTTCATAAAGTCTCCATAGTATAATAGCCAATGACACACTGTATCATTGGCTACTTAGAGTATGTCGTAATGTTGTAACTTTTACATTATGTGGTTTTAGCCTTGGTAATCATCATTAACAGGAACTTTAGCTCCTGTTCGATAGGTTAGTTCGCCAGGAACATTACTTGTTGGACTAGCAGCATTATCATTACCAAAACTATCATTGGAAGTTTGGGGAAATCCAGCTTCCCACTTTCCAGTATATTCATTCCATTTGTTGGTTCTGACGGCAGTAGTAGTTTTAAGAGTTTTAATACTTTCAATTTTGTGAATACTCTTACGACGATTAGGATCTGATGCTCCGCTCTGTAGAACAGTGTTAGCTACTCCACTAATTGTGGAAGATGTTTTTTTAGCAACTGGTCGTGAGTTGTTGTAGGCAAAAGTTCCGGCGCTAACTGCTTTATCAGCAGTATCATTATCTACTACTGTTGAACCAAAAACTCCAGTTTTATTTTGAGCTGTTTTGCTGGTGGCAAAAGTACCAGAACCAGTTCCATTAGCTTTAATTGTGCCGCCGTTATTGTCGGCGGAAACACTTGTTGAGGGTGAACCATTAGTTTGTGCTGTAGCCATTATATTCTCCATTAAATATGTTGTGCAAACAATAGAATGTATATTACTTATACACCACTATTTTTATGCTTTTGAAAATTAAATTGGATAAAATTTTGTAAAGTGTTAAAAGAACTTGTTCTAAAACCAAAAACCCCACTATTTATTAGGTTTTCAAAGTGTTTGTCTAGCCAAACGTTACCGCTGGATATAATTTTTAGGTCTTTAGAGTTTTTATAAAGAAAAACACTAGCAATAATATTATCTGAAACATTATCTAAAAAATAGCCACTAGATGGAAAAACATACTTAATATCCATATTTTCAAATATTTCGCATATTTTTTTTAAACAAAAGTGGTCAAATTTACGATATTCTAGAATATATCTAATAGTAACCTTAGAATCTGCGCAACAATCTTTTATGTTTTTAATATCATCTCTAATTTTATCATATTTACGATTAGCGGCTAAATTTTGTGGCATACTAATGTCTAAACAATTAAATTGGGCCGATACAGCCTCCTGAACTGCACAAATTCTAGTTTTACTATCACTAATTCCTAATGGATAATCTATTAAGCAAGAAAAGTCTAGGCCGTTATTTATGAAGGGCTTAATTAATTTAACAAAATAATAAGGGATAGTTATACTATTGACCATATTCTGGTCTATAATTTTTTTAATAAGCTCTTTGGCTTCAGTTTCATTAATTTCAGTATCTAGTAATGAGAAGTCTATATACATTATAATTTTTTCATATAGTTTTTGATATAGTCAATATTGGGAAATTTTTTACTACCCAAAACTCCATCTGCAAAACCATAATCAACAGCTTCTTCTGAAGTTAATATCCAATCTCTTTTTGTTGCAAGTTGAGTGATGATGTGTTTTTTTGCCATCATTTTTTTCCAATTTTTATCTTTGTAAATCTTACTATCTATACACCTTTCTGTAAATATCTCTATCATCTTTTCACTTTCTTTTTCGCTCCACTGAACCATACTCAATGCGGCTTTGTGTTCATTATCCACACTAATGCTTCCATAATGAACTAAGAAATTAGTATTAGCGCTAAGAATACGCAAATCGGCTGCTTGTAATAAAACCGTACTACTAGATTCAACCTTAGCATATGCCACTATACAAACTGGGCTTTTGCTATTTTTAATATTATCATATATGCCCAAACAATCTTGCCAATCTCCGCCCGGCAAGTGCATATGAACTAATATGGGCTCTAATGATAAAAGATTAAGATATCTTAGATTTTTTTCAAACGTAACGGCGCTTCTGTAGTCTACGCCCGGTTCATTATTATCATCATCAGAAAAATATGAATGTAGATATATTTCTCTATTCTCTATATCTATATTATAGTCATGTATATTATGAAAAGATTGATAGTCATTGTTCATTTTTTGCCAAATGTGTTATAACAGCACTCTCCACTATTTGCATAACCTCACTATCTGTAAAACATTTTCCAACAGCTATTCTAAATCGGTATCTTGTAAAAATATCTAGTATTTCTACTCCATCACAATCTTCAATAACATCTGTTACATCTTGAGAAATATTAAAATTTGTATGACCTATCCAGAAATTAAATATTTTACTACTAGCAGTATATTCATTATATGGAATCAGCCCCAGAGGAGAAGCTATAACTTTTACTGGTTTGCTTATTTGAGATTGTAAATATTCAGTATCTTCGTCATTTTCTGTATCGTCATAGTTGTTCCACTTAGACTCTTCTAGATTATCTCCAAAAGGATCATTCCATTTTTCCCATACTATTTTATTCATTATTTTTTCTCATAAAGTTAGTCGGTTTAATTAGAGGCTTATTAATATCTTCTGTTGGTGCTATATTTTTAGATAAATTTTCATTAATAGCTAATAATCTAGCTATAACTTTAGCAACAAAAAGATTTATATCCTCATTTTCTTTAGCTAATTCTTGTAGAGTATTAAATAAAGATTCCGCATATAATCCATTACTTAATGAAAATAGCATATTAGCAAATTTTTCCGGCTCATTTTTATCTAAATTTTCCACAAACATATAAACATAAGGTTCTGAACTTTCTGATCCTAATATAACACTAAGGCCATTAGCTGGATTTGATGTTTTTTCTTTAGGTTTATTGAATAAGTTATTAAACATAGTTTATTTTAAATTTTGAGTAACTTCAAATAATAAATTACTATAAATGTTAGGAACATCATACTGAAATTCATACCAAAAACAATTATTGATATTATTAGTATGGTTAATTACAAATCCATAAGTAATGTTAACAATATCATCTTTTTCTTTTTTATCAAAATTAATAATTTGAGGTATTAATTCTAACTGACTAACATAAACATACTTTCTTAAAAACTCTATAACTTTAGATTCTTTGTCTTGAAAAGTTTCGTCGTCATCAAAATTAAAAACCGGAAAAACTATATTTTCATTTTCTAAAGAAAGAACATACTGTTTTTTGTTCTTAATATCTGTTGATAAAATCACACATCTGGCTTGTAGACTATATTTATTCATTTTGTTGCTAAAATCTCCCTAACTAACAATATTGCTTTATTTAAACCTTGCCTAACAGCTTCTCTGGTTATATTATATTTTTTACCAATATTTTCAAAAGTTTGTTCTTCTATATAGTATAGTTTCAAATAGTCTTTTTGTCTATCTGTTAAACAGTCTAAGTTTAGTATTAAGTCTATAAGCTTGGACACATCTTGATTTTTTTCATTAGCACAAGCCTTTTCTTCTGGCCCCATATTTTTATTATCTTGTATCAAATCATGAATACCACTATCATAGTCTGCTGAATAATCTAACGAATAAACTTTATCGAACTTTTTATTTTTCTGATACTCTTTAGAAGAATATGTTTGTATAGACCATATAGCACACTGATTTCTATAAGAATATTTGGTCTTTTTGGTTTTTTTGGAATTTTGATAATTTTCATCCCATCTCCAATCCGCCATCATGATAGCATTAGCAACTGTTGCTATAGCATCTTCATCCTTGAGCATTTTTGAAGATAGTCCTTTACCAAATTTGCTAATAGCTTTTTTAGCTAATAATACATAACTATCCAAACTATCAAAATCTAAACTTGCATGATCTTTGTAGGGGATTTTTTGTTTACCAACACCATTTATTTGTAGTAGCATATTAATTTTCCTTTATTATATTTTCCTTGGGGAAATTCTTGTTTAACACATCTTTTATCAAACTTTTAACAAAACTTTTCAATTCTTTTTTATCCTCCTCGCTAAATCCTAAATTTTCTTCCTTTTGTAAGTTATAGTCAGCATAATATCTAGGCAATATTTTGTCCAAATCGTAGTCATCAATAACAATTTCGTTAGTATTAATTTTATCCAATATTCTCTTAAATTTACTAATAACCGTAGAATGATCCTTAAACTTATAATTAAGTCTATTCAAAATCCAACCTAAATAAGAAACTTCCTGACTATCTAATTTCACAATTTATTTTTGGGCTTTTTTCCAACTGTCTGGGTCTGGCCTATCTTCATCTCCTTTTTTGGCTGGTTTATAATTTTTTCCTTCACGTTCTTTTTTCTTGCGAATATTTTCCCACAATCCTGGTTTGTTAGCCGCGCTACCCTCAGTATCGGTTTCTGACTTGCCGAACATTACAAAATTATGGATGGTAATCATATAATCTTCCGTAACCGCAATTTTACCCTGTAGCCAACTCTCTGTCAAGTTATTTTTTACAGACTCTTCTTCTAAGGAGTTGATTATGTTTTGAGCATGAGTCAGGATTGATTTGATAGATCCTACACTCATCTCATAAAAATCTTTTTTATACTCTGTAAATTCGTCTTCTTTTTCTTCCAAATCATCATTAGAGATAAGACTTAATCTATCTTCTTGATATTCATTTTCTGGATAAATATTTGTTTCACTCTTAGTATTATCAACAGCACTCTTAATTCCGTTAAGAATACGATCAAATCGTGTCATTGTAATATTTCCTTAGTTTTGCGTGTAATTTTTGAAACATATAGTTGCTAAAAATTATAGAAGCTTGATTATCACTAGGAAAATGAACTCCTTGTAAAACTCTAGCTCGTGCCGTTTCATTTACTATAAAATCTAATTCCTTAATTTGCACTTGTGGATACAAGTCTTTAATTATATTAGCCGCTAGATTACTATACACCACATGTCCTGACGGATATGATGCAGTATGGTGTGTGTCGGTGACTATTACATCTAGCGGGATATTTAAAAAACTGGCTAATTGTTTGGGTCTGGCCCTATTCCAATAACTTTTTGTGTTGAGTAACACCGGGCGAACCATATCATAGAAAAGATTAATATAGTTTTGAGGATATTTTAGATTGTACTTTTTGAGAGATAAAATGTAGGGAGTATCCATATCCTTATCAACATTAAACACAAGCTCCGTATCTTTTTGATTTCTATTAAGAGTACTTTTTGAAACAAAATTTAGTTCTTTTAAAGTTTCTTTACTACTATTTGGTGGAGGACTTTTTAGAATTTTTTTCCAATCAAAATCCACAAGATCTGATACGGGCTTTTCTAGGTAGACAGTATCGTAGGTTAAGGAGTCTATTTGATTTTTGTATAGAGGATTGAGATTGTTCATATTATTTTATACACTAATAAGTTTCATAATAGATTTTCCAAACTTTAAATGAACTATAATTAATATTATTATTTTTACAAAATTCTCTTTTGGACAATCCTGAGTCAATCCATTCTTGGTATTTTTGTTTTTTGTATTCTAGGTCTTTAATTAATTTTTTAGGTTGTATTTTTTCATTATCTCTAATATATCTTCTATACCATCTAGATATTGCGCTAGGAACTAAACCAAGCATAGTGGCATAGTCAGCTTGTGTCAAGTTTAAAGATAGCATTTTTTGAATATGTTTTTTCTTATTATCGTGAGTTAATGTTCTTAAATCTGGTCTATATTTTCTAATCCACCAATTAAATACATTGTTTTTTAGGTTATATTTTTTACAAATGTTTTTCTTTTCAATAGGAAAAGAATCCTCCCATTCTTGCAAAATTCTATGAATTTCCTCAAGTGGCAAAATTAATCTTTCATCTCTTTGTTCGTTCCAGTATGTCTCGGGTCTATTAGAGCAAGCTTCGGACATATTTTTACGATGATTAGTAGAAAATTTTTTGCCTAAATTACACTTTCCAATATCCGACGATTCGGTTAATATATTTGTCAATATTCCTGTATCGTCTTGAATTTTACCAAACCATTTAATCAAAAAAGTTTCTTTTTCTAAAGCTTGTTCATAAGATTCACACTCATATAAAATTTTAACAATAAATCCATATTTATTAATGTAAGATTTTTTGATAGGATTATTATTTTTACTCCTATGTCCATTAATTCTAGTTTTTAAGTCTTTAGTAATTCCTATATAAAATAATCCTTCATCTAATTTATTAGTTTTATACTCAAATTTTTCTTTATAAAGACCGTAAATATAAATTTTCATTTTTTGTTCCTCCTGTGTAAATATTATACACCATGGATGAACAAAACGTCATTTTTTTTCTTGACGATTCACCAAGCTCGACACGACCAGTATCGGCTTTTCCATTTTGGGCCAGGACTATCACAATTATGTCTTGCTCGGAAATTTTTTCTTCTTTCTGGAATATGTTTCTTAATTTTCATTTCTTGTGATCCAAACCTCACAATAACAACTTTACCTTTGTCATTTTTGGTATAGACCGCAAACTTTTTCTTAGCATCAGGAGTTCTAAAAGGTTTATTAAGAGTAACTTTACGCCCCTGATATTCTGCTGCTTTGGATTCTCCAACATATCTTAAGTATTTGTTATTTTTTTTATAATTTCTTTTTTGATCAAAATAAAATATCTCTCTAGTATCAGGATCTATATATTGGTATTTTCCTTTGCAGCCACAACCCATTTTCCCAAAATCATAATCTTCTTGATCTTCATCCTCATAATCCTCATAATCTTCATCATTAGGAATTATTATATTAGAACAATTAGCCTCTTCTTCACGATCATCCTCACACTCACAACAACTATTACCAAATGTCCATTCCAAAAAAGAAACTGTCCTATCAAAAATGCCCGAAACTCTATTTAAACAAATTGCTATCCTTTGTTTTTCATCAGGATACTCTTTATTCATAGTTTCGTCTCTCATGCATCTAGAGACAAATTTATTTGACTTTTCGTTTTTTTCTGGTTTTGGGAGAGGCATAATAACTACCATTAGATGTAAGTGTTGAATTAATAATATTAACAGTTCTATCCCACGAATATTTTTGAGCTGTTAAAAGACCCTGGCCGTTAGAATCTATACGATTATTATACACATATCTCATATATTCTACAGTTTGTTCTATTTGACTTTCTCCTAATTTAGCCCAATTCCCAAAACCCTTAAACCATTTACCATCATTAGCCGGTTCTATAGAATCCACTTTTACTAGATAGCTATTATCTTTAGTGCAATATTCGGTGTGAGCAGAATAGTCTGTTACAATTACCGGTTTGTTCATGCTCATACACTCTATAACCTCATTATTCCATCCTTCTGCTCTAGAAATAAATACTCCACAATCACCATAAAAAATAAATTCGGCTAAATTATATTGGGTGGGTAATTTGTTGTAAAGTTTAATTTTGTCTTTTAATTTGCAACTATCTACCATTTTAATCCAATAATTATTTTCTTGTTCATTTAAGAATGGATTATAGGGCACCAATCTTAATTCAACATTATCATTAATATCAAATGCCCTATCAAAAGCTTGTAATAATATATCATGAGATTTTCTATGTTCCCATTTGCCAATATGAAAAAATATGTAATTATCTTGTTCTATTTTAATCTTATTGGGTTCATAAAAAATAGTATTATCAACACCCAAAGGGGCTACATAAATGGGCCTGACTATCTCATTTTTCTGCAAAATCTTTTTGCCCCATTCTGACGCAACAAAAACATAATCACAACCATTAAGATGATGTTTTTCTTTATTTGTAAGAGTGTCTATTTCGAAAAATGGAAAGGAGTAGTAGTGTCCTTTGCCTATTCTAGAAGCAAGATCAAATTGGTGCCAAATTTTTAAGCAAGGGGCGTCGTATTTATAATCTTCGGATTTACTCATTAAATTTTTGATTAATTCACCATCAGTTTGAGAATTAACTTCTATACTAGATCCCATAGGGAATAAACTAATATCAACATCTAGCATATTTAGATGTTTCACAATGTTAAATGAAGTAATTCCGTATCCTGTACTATTAATTGGACAATTGATGTTAATATTTTTCATATTATTATTTCCTATTTATTTTGACAAATTTTGCACACTTATTAAAGTCTTTTAAGTATTTGGCCCCTATATATGTACCACAACTACGCAAGCCCCCTAATATTTCTTGAACAACATTTTCTACCAAACCTTTGTATTTTACTTTTTCAACTCTACCTTCACTAGCTCTATAATCTTTTTTGCCTTCTCCATGTTTTTCTTGAGCATGATGACTGCTCATGCCGTAGAATGTTAAGTATGTTTTTCTTTTAGTTGATTTACCATCTCCAGGATCAAAAGGCTGACACCATTCATAGCTAGTTGATCCGTTATAATCTTTCATAGTTCTAAGATATTCATACTCCCATTCTCCCTCACACTCTTCTGTTCCTGCGAACATACTTCCTAACATTATAAAATCTGCTCCTCCGCACATACCCTTGCAGATGTCTCCGCTGGTCCTGCAACCCCCGTCACTCATGATTAAACCTAGTCTGCCCGTGTCTGTTTTAAGTCCGTGGGCGGCATGACCACACTCATTAATACAGCTAAACGTACCATAGCCCACGCCTGTCACCATCCTTGTTTCGCAAAATTGACCCGGCCCAATCTGAATTTTACAAACATCAACTCCCCCATGAATAATCAATTCCTCACAAATTTCTGCGGTAGTTACATTACCAGCAACAATGATACTATCTTTAAAAGTATCACGAACACCTTTACAGAATTTTACAAAACTTTCCATATATCCATTTGGAACATCAATAACAATATTAGGATTTTTCCCAAGCTTTTTAGCCACTATTTGTAGTTTAGATATATCCTCATAAGACTTACCGATGCTAATCCAAGCATAATCTATTCCGGCACTATTAATAATATCAACTAGTTCGTGAGAACTGTAATATTTGTGTAAAGCTGTGACTATTTTAAATTGCGCTAATTTAATGGCCATTTTTTTGCTAGTCAAAGGCACCATATTAGAACAAACTATTGGTATACCATTCCAGATTCTAGGACTATGGTAAAATTTAAAATTTCTTTCTAATACTACTTCTTTTCTACTTTCCAGAGTGGTTCTTTGAGGAACAATTAAAACATCATCAAAATCCAACTTAACTTCTTGACTAACTAACATTATTATCTATCTCCCTAATTTTTATATAGTAAAAAAGCGCCATCTATTATAGTGTTGTATATTTTCATTACTATTAATGTGTAATAAATATGATTTAATTTCTTCCCATTCAGAGAAAAACCACTCATGAGGTAAAGTTCCGAACAACCAATCTGGAGTACTATTTTTCCCTTGTTGTATATGAACTAAAATTGGTTTTTTTGATCTATTACAAAGATAGATTTCTTCCCAAGTTCCACAAGCATAATGGTCTAGATCTAGATTGACTATCATAAAGTCACTAATATCTACTAATCTTAAGTCAACACCTCTAATAGTTTTCATTAAAGATGCTAGTTCATCATACCTTTTTTCTTTTTTTAACTTTGTCTTGTATTCATGAGTTTGAGCATCTTCTTGACCTTCAATCGCCGGTTTTTTAATAGGATTGAATACTACAATTCCTAAATCTTCTAAGAATGGAGTAATATTATCTCTCCAACCATTTCCTCTATCAGAAACTCTGTCCATTGCACCAGCCAAATAAACTCTTTGATTTTTAAGTCTGTTCATTTTTGGTCGTAATCCACTAACAAGAAGGAAAAAAGATCTTTAGAAGGTTTTGCTGGTGGTAAAATTCCTGATCTAGTATAAGATATGGTTCTATAGCAATTTAATAAACCAACCAATATTGCTAAACTTAACGCTATTGTCATTTAACGAAAACCATTTGTTGAGAAGGATTTAGTACTAATCTAAAATTATTACTAGTATCTTTTGCTAGACTATAATGAAAACAAACATGCTCACAATCTTTATAGTCATAATTACCTTTAAAATAAATATCGCTACGATATATACAACATCCTCCAAAAGCACTATTCACACTAAAAATACCGCTACCAGTTGGTGGTATAAACAATCCAAACCAAAACATAGGAGCAAGATTGTTGTTTGGAGCAGGAGGAAACACTTCATTGTCCAGCCACCAAGTTTGTCTAAACGCCCAACAGTCGTAGTTCCACATATTATAAATGTCGGGATTGCGCGAATCAAGTCCTTTTTTGTATTCAAAACTATTACCCGCTACAGCACTGATAACTGGATTATTCCGTAAGTATCCAAAACTATTTAACAGTCCCGACAAACTAATATCGTCAAAATCCATATCTAACACTATAACAAAATCGCCCGGAGCTTTCTGTTGTGCAATCTCTTTTAACTTGTTTCGATATTCACTCAAAGCTTTTATTCTATTTTCATCCTTAACCGTGCCATAATGGGGTCTATCTAGATTTTCACTTATAAAAGTTAGTTTATCTGAGTATTTTTCTTTCAGTTTTTCTAGTATATTTTTAGTATTATCAACAGAATCATTTTCGTATAACAGTATATTACCATTAGCTTCATATTTTGTAAAAAAAGATACTAACAAGTCTATATTTTTTTCTAATACATTTTCAACATTTCTTACTAAAGATAATATTGTTATATTTGAATTTTGTAGTATTGTAATTCCGTCATTAATGTGTTTAACGTAGTTTTCTTCATATATCTCATATAAAGGTAATAGTTCTGATAATTTTTTCACTTTTCCCTCTGTTTTATACTTTGTTTAGGAACACAACCACTATTTATTGCTACGACGCTTCCAAGACTAGCTCTTCTGTCATAGGGACTAGGACCAACAAAATCACCACCAACAGAGGTTCCATCACCATTATAGTAAAGGTTTTTTACGGTGTTGGTTAATTCTTTATTATTTATTTTATCAAGCATGTCTTTAATAAAATCTGATACTGTACTCTGATATAAATGACATAGAGTATAATACTGATTCCACGACTCTGCCACAGTTTCTTTTGCTTTTTCTATTTCTGATGGATCATTACTATAAGCTATACCAGCATCATAAGCAAATCCACTAGGATGACCTAATATTCGAGATCTAATATATTCTTGTTTTGTTAAATCGTTCGATGGATGAAGGACGGTGACACAACCACAAAGCGGCGCCATTACACTAAAAAAAGTATTAGGATCATAACAATAAAACAATTCAGAATTATTAAAAATATCAACAGCTTCAGAAATAGAGGTTTTGTCAATATTAATATCTTTATCATTATGATAGTTTTCAATTTTTCTATTGTTCAAAGTTTTTGGAATCCATTGCATTTTTTTAAACGCATAACAGTTATTATCTCTTTTTTTTATTTGTTGATTTTTTATTATAGGATTAGTCCATATATTTACAAGTCTTTTAGAATTGGTTAAAAATGATGGTTCCCAATTATAAACAATATCTGTTGGACTCCAAGCATACTTATAAAAATCTTTTGGCGCCTCATATCCAAGATCTAATAAAATCCATCCAACAACATGTTTAGCGTTTAATGGATTTCCAACTATATTTTCAGGATAAATTACAATAGTATTGTCGTCAATTAAAAATGGATTAATAAAATTGTTGCAAAAATCATTAGAGTATCTTTTGTGATCATAACTATATAAATATACTTTGATATTATCTGATCGAAAATTATTTATAGTTTTTGCTAAATTGTGTAACACCATTATTCCTCCACAAGCAATATCTAGCGGTGGAGTATATATAACAATTTTTATAGAGTTTACATAGTCTTGGCTTAATATAAAGTCTTTTTTTTCAAGCTGATTATTTTTTTGAAACAAATCTAATAAGGTTTTATTATCTTGTGTTCTATAAAATTTAGTATCTAGAATTGGTCTAATTAAAGGAGCTAAAGCTGGAATTGGAGCAGTCATAGGTTTTCCAATTTCGCTAGAGTCTGATAAAGCTCTACGAACTCTCATATCCTCAGAATGAATGCTCATAATTGATCCAATGAAATCCATGAGTTTGGATACCATCTATAATTCAGAGTTTTAGCATGGATACAGTTGGTGTTATCTTCAATAAATTTTGCTGGACACACTATTTTTTTGTTTAAATTTCTATTCAAAATAGATGCCCAGTAACTAAAACTACTATTAGCACAAATATTATGGATACACAAAGACATTAGGCACATTCCGACAGAGCTAGGCATGGGGTTTGTGTACTCTATATCATATTTAGATTCTAAATTTTTAAATATATTTTTACACTCGTTAATGTCGTCGCTAAATATCAAATATTTAGTATTTTTAATATCAAACAGATTCATAGCCCTTTGATAAAAATCTATACTAAGTTTAATGTGTCTATTATCGGGTATTTTTTTATATTCATTTCTAACACAAACACCAACAATATCTTTTGATGTTTTGGGTAAAAGTTTTTTACATCTATTGATTAAATTACTATTAAAAATAAATAGTTGTTTAATAATTTCATCTTTATATTTTGTATATAGTTCTTGATTAAGATTATATCTACAAATAATATTATAATTAGTATTATTAATACAAGAACATATTTCTTCATATGAAGAACTAGTAAAATCTATCCATTTCCAAGTTATGTCTTTAATTTGGTTCTCTTGTATAACTTTAAATATTTTAGACATATTAGAAAAAACGTGTTGAGGATACATAATTGGTTCATCAAATTTATTAAAAAATTCCATAGCACTAGTTAGATTCTGCTGTTTAAAATCTATATCTAGAATACAAGGAATTATACCAGTATCTTTATGTAAACTATACATAGCCGCATAATGACCCATCAAAGTTCCAAATCCTTCTTTAAGAAAATAATCTGGATCTAAAGTAAATAATTTGGTCATTTAAAAAATTCTTTTATTTTATAGCAAACATAATCTACGTCTGCTAATGTTATGCCATGATGAGATCCAAGTAAAAATCCATTTTTCATAATAGTATCAGAATTAAAAAATGGTTGTAAATAATTTCTATAAGCAGGGTGTCTAGTAACATTACCAGCAAAAGTAACTCGTGTTTGTATATTGTTATTTTCTAAATGATGTAATAATTCATATCTATTTTCTGTTTGTAATGGTATCGCTAGCCAGTTTGGTTTGATAGTATCATCAGGTAATAGAATTTGTTTACAATCAGTCAAATTTGACAAATATCTTTCTATATTATCTCTGCGAATTTTAGCAAACTTTTCAAACTTTTCTAGTTGTACCAATCCAAAAGCAGCATTCATTTCACTACTTTTCATATTATATCCTAGACAACCATATAAAAATTTATGATCATACGGAATACCATCAACAGTATGATTAAATCTATCACTCATAATTTCAGAATTATCGCCAATTCGCCCCCAATCTCTAAAATTTAAACACGTATCTCTTAATTTAATATCATTATACATAACCATACCGCCGGAGCCGCCAGCAGTAATAACATGACTAGCATAAAAACTAGTTGTGCTAATATCACTTTCTAAAGTGTGTGTTATAGTATCGGCAGAATCTTCGATCAAAATAATATCATTTCTACCAATTTTTGCTAACTCTGTTTTAATTTTTTTCCAATCTGGTTTATTCCCAATTAAATTTGGCAACATAAGGACTTTGGTATCTTCATTAATAAGCTCCAATATCTGTTGAACAGATGGAACGTATGTCGTTAATTCAACATCACAAAAAACTGGCTCTAAACCCAACTGAACAATAGGCGCTAAGGTTGTTGAAAATGTACATGCGGGAGTAATAACTTTACTGCCTTTTGATAGTTGTAAACTAGCAAGAGCTAAAAGACAAGCAGAGGATCCAGAGTTAACAAAAACTCCGTATTTTTTACCAAATATTTGAGATACTTTTTCTTCGAACTCTATTGATTTTGGGCCAAATCCGGCCAGCCAACCATCTTGTAAACACCGTGTAACAGCATCTATTTCTTCTTGTCCGTATGACTCAAATTTATTGGGGGCATACCATATTTTTTTCATCTTTTATCTTTCTATATGTTTCTAATATTCCGTGTTCCAGACCGTCGTATTTGATATGTATATCATAGTAATCGCCGATGTAGTCAGAGTCATACTTTTGATTTTGTAAATCTATACTAACTCTATGATCGTCTAGACTATTAATAATATTAGCAATATTCGTGAGTGAATATTTCTGATTATAAACACAGTCTAAGGTTTTAGGTATATTTTCGTAGTCTATATACTTTTGTACTATTTTGATAAAATCTAGCATATAAATAAAATCCATTAGCTTATCACTATGAACAATTATATTTTGCTTATTTAAGTATCTAGTTATATTACTCTTAATAAATCTTCGTTCTAGTTCATTTTGATCAAACGCACCATAGATTCTTAAATTGTAGCAATTTTCTTTGTCTGCTAAGGAAGACGCTATGATCTTTTTACTTAGTCCATAAAAACTATTGGGACTATATTTTTCTGCACCAGATCCTATATTGATAAACTTTTTATATCTGTGTCTATGATTTAGTAGGTTGTAATACATTTTAATATTATCGTCTAAAATAGATGAATTATCAGATTCTAATCTATTACCCCCCTTGATTGCGGTATGTATAACAACATCAAAAAACATGCCATCATCTAGACTATCAAACCATTTATTGGTAGAATTGGTATCTCTAAGATCAAAAATTTGTCTATTAATTGAAATTATATTATATAAACTATGTAAATATTTATATATACTAAATCCTATATATCCTTGACTCCCTGTTAATAAAATATTCATTTTTTACTAGCAAATATCACTTTGCAAAGTCCGCTGGTATGAATTAAATCTATTTGCTCATTGATATGATATTTAAAAGATGGCAAGGTATTGATAAAGTATTCATACATATCTTGTCCATGAGTTTCTATGTAGTACTCTTCTATTGAGCATATGTCGGATTCGTTCATTTTAAACAAAAATTTTTCGTTTGATTCTATATCAAATTTAACACAGTTTGGCTTATAAGTATCATATAAAAATTTAATATCATTTTCAGAATTAATGGATTTGAGAATAAATTCATATCTTAAATCATTTTGGTATTTGTTTTTGAACCACGAAATTTCTTCATGGTCTATATCTACGCCAATCACTTTGGTTGCTCCATTAAATATGAAATGTTCTGGTGTTGTCAACCAACTATCGTCTACTCTTTCTACCTTATTCCATCTACCACAACCAAGATCTAATACAATCTTATTTTTTACATTAATAAATTTCCAATGTTCTGCCGAGTTTTCATTATCTAATTTATGCATTATAATTTAATCCTTAAGATATATCTGTTAATTCTCCGGGAATAATTTTACCATTAATATCAATACCTTTAGCTTTAACTTTTGGTTCGTGTAATTCATTAGGGTCTGTGAATACTTCTACTATACACCTTTGTGGATTTTTAAAAACTTTAGACAAAGTACTATCTATATTTTTATTAGACCTAATACTATAATATTTATATTGAAAACATTTCGCAACATCTTCAAATGACGGAATGGATACTCCTGTATTCTGATCTGTTGCAACTAAGTGTCCTTTAAAGAATGAATTTTGTGTTAATTTAATGGATAAATATCCTTCATTATTAATAATCACAATAATAATAGGTAAATTATGATATTTGATAGTTTCTAATTCTTGTAAATTCATCATAATACTACCATCGCCCTCGATACAAATAATTGGCTTTTTACAACCATAGTATGCTCCAATAGATGCTGGTAAGCCATAGCCCATTGGTGCTGTTCCTTCATTACTAAATAATTGCTGATCTCTTGTAAGATTCATGGTTTTTAAAGGAACAACATGAGCTGTTCCATCACTAGTTACTATAACAGAGTCTGGTTTAAGATATTTTTCGAGTTTTTTACTAAAAACATATGTACTAACATAGCTCTTTAATGATTCGTGTTTTGGCAAAACCAAGTTTTCTTGTGATCTTTTATCGACAACATATTTTTGCCACGACTCAATATTTGACCCAGTAATATCTTTTGATATAACAAAAAAATCTTTTAGATCGATTTTCCATTTATATGTTGTTTTACTAAAATTTAATTTGGTTAATTCGTTCTCATCTATATCAATTATTATCTTTTTAGCTAACGGAGCAAATTTTTGACTATCGTATCCTATCATCTTAGGATTTAATCTCGATCCTAGTGATATAATCAGATCACTTTCTTGAATAAGACAATTAGAGGTTTTTTGCCCCAACAAGCCGAAACGACCAGCATAATATTGATAATCGGTATTTATTATATCTATCGCAGAGTGTGGGCCGGACATAACCGGTATCTTTAATCTATTTAGTAATTCTTTTAATTGTTCTTTGGTTCCAGATGATTTAATTCCGCCGCCAATAACTATTACTGGTTTTTTAGATTCGGTAATTAATTTTTTTAATTTATGTAGATAATATTTGTTTTTTATTTTATTTAGTAAAGATTTTGTATTATTAGCATAATAATGATGTAAATCCTCGGGGTTAACTTCAGCGCTTTGAATATCTAATGGAATGTCGATCCATACCGGCCCCTGACGATTACTGACAGCTAGATGATATGCCTTTTCTAATTCGTAAAGAATATTATTAGCATCTGATACTAAAACAGAATACTTAGTCATACTCTTAACGGTATCTACTATATTAAATTCTTGTTGTCCAATTTGTCTACATCCAGTATTTTTGCTTAATTGATTTGTTGGAACCTGACCGGAGATAATTATCATTGGTGCAGAATCTTGAAAAGCACACAATACTCCGGTTAATGCGTTAGTTCCTCCTGGTCCGGTAGTTACCAAAATGCACCCAGGTTTTAATTTTGTTTTTGCATAACCCTCTGCGGCCATAGCACATGCTTGTTCGTGATGATTACATATATATTTTATAGACGTGTTCTTTCCCAAAGAATCTGTTAGGTGCATACATCCTCCGCCAGAAACTGTAAAAACAGTATCTATACCTTTTTCCGCTATAAAATTAAAAACCAAATCTGAGACTTTTATCATTCTATATCATTTTTTGTAAGAGGATCATCTTTTTTAAGATTGTTTTTAGCCACACAATCTTTTTCTATAAAATTACGTGAAGATAGTTGACCTATTTCTTTTTGATATGGAACTGCGCTATACAGATCGTCGATAATAATTTTTTCACCTTTTTTAATATTTTTCTTTAGGTATAGTCCACGATACAATGATTCAAGATACTCTGTTTCTTTTTGATCTATGGTTCTTCTTTCGTCACAGGATGTACCACACATTGTTTGTGCAGTATGAAAAGCTTTAAACCATTCGTCTATTTGGTCTGGTAAAGAACAATAACTAGATACTTCTTTTTGAATATGGTTTTTTGGATATGGTAAATCTATATGTCTTTCCCATGTCCTAGCGCCTTTTGCATAAGAAATTAACATAGACGAGTGCCAGTCATGATACTCGTGGGTTGATAATCCTATGGTTAGATTGGGATATTTATTTTTTAAGTAGTCTATTTGATCTAACTCTAGTTCATTATCTTCGCTTGGATATTTAGAAACACAATGATTTAATGCTAATAGTATTTGTCTATTTAAGAAAAATTTAACACTATCGTCTATTTGTTTTTCATTGGCCCCGCCAGTAGATAATATAACAGGTTTTTTTGTTGATGCTATTTTTTGCAAAAGTACCCAATCATTTAGATCTGAACTAGCGACTTTGATTATGGGCATATCAAATTTAACACATAAATCTACAGAAGATTCATCAAAAGCTGTTGCCATAGGTATACAACCATTGTCTTTAATATAATCAACAAGCTCTTTGAATTCACTTTGTGATAATTTAGTTTGACTAGTTTTTTCTATATATCTTAGTCTTTTTGGTAAGCTATTAAGATCTTTTTCTTTTTTAGCTTTAAAGTCTTTATGAATAAAACTATCTACATCACGGAACTGAAGTTTAATTGAAGCTTTAATATTATTATCTTTAACTACTCTAGAGAATTCTTTAATGATTTTTTTACCTCTAGATACTGAACCCCAGTGGTTATTAGCTAATTCTAAAACAAAAAGATTAGTAAAAATATTATTCATAACCAATCCTTAGTATTCATGTTTTTATCATCAATAAATAAATCATAATATGGCTTACCGAATTTAATTTCATGATACTTAACACCCCACTCCTTGAATTGTTTTTCTGTAACACTTCTCCAGTCTATTCTACTTACTGTTCCTCTGGCAGTCCAATAGACTATAGTATGTCCGTCGTCATAAAGTTTATTTGCTTTTGATATATTTTCTATAATAGGAGTACTACTTGTATAGTCTGGCTTATTAGGACTGTGGCAGATAGTTTCGTCAATATCGATATATATGATCATTTTAATTAAATTTACTAGTTGTATTAGTTATTCTTGGTATATTAAATTGTAGATTTGATTCTGATAAAGGAATATTTTTATCTTTAAAATACTTGGTTAATGGCGGTTCAAAATCTACATTTATATAATCATGGTCATACCAATAAGATTCTATATGGTCGTAATATTGAGATCTAAGTTCAACATAATTAATATTTCCGTGAAAAAATATGTCTTGCCTAAAATTATCTCTAGAATGTTTAGTTTTTGATAATACTAAATTTGGATTTTCAAATTCTTTAGTATCAAGTTTTGATATAAAGTTTATATCTAATCTGGAACAAAAAAACCTATCATATCTGTCATATTCTTTAGCAATATCAAAAATGGTTTTAAAAGCATACAATATATATTTTGCTACAAATCTTGATGCTGTTTGATGATTCCATTGAGGATGATTTTCATATTTTGGTATGGCCCATTTATGGGGTATTTCGTCCCAACTTGGGTCTTTTTCTATTATTATTTTTTTAGGATTGTATGTTGCTTTAATACGATCAAAATCTGGAGTCTTTGATCCTTCGTTTTTTAATGTTTCTGCCATAGGTCTATTCCAATCATTGCACCAAGAAGTTGTACCGGCGTTCGTCCTATCCCATGTATGAATAAAAATATCTCCTGGCATAACATTATAAATATTTTGATAAAAATTTTCATAACATTTTTCCCACGTTCTACTATGTCCTGAAAAAATATATGCTATTTTCATGTAATCACCATATAAACTTATTATTGTAATAAGATATTATATCTGATAATTCATCGTCAAAAATCTTAATTGGCTCCCAGCCAAGATTTCTTAATTTAGAATCATCTAAAGCATATCTTACGTCTTGTCCACTTCTATTATAAGACAAATCTATATAATCTTCTATATCAGAATAACCACTAATGTTTAATATTTTTTTTACCGTTTCTATATTTGATTGCTCAAAACCTCCACATATATTATATATTTCGTTTTTTACTCCAGATTGTATCATAGTAATAATTGCTCTAGCAGTATCTTCTGCATGTAACCAATTTCTAATTGGTGTTCCATTATTATGTAAGGGAATTTTTCGACCAAGTTTAATATATTTACAAGTTTTAGGTATTAGTTTTTCTACATATTGACCAATTCCATAATTATTAGTCGGTCTAGCAATAATATACGGGATATTATGAGTTCGCCCCCATGCAAGTATTAACATATCTGCTGCTGCTTTTGTGGCAGCATAAGGATTGGACGGTTTTAAGATGTCGTTCTCTGTATGATCGCCACTAATAATATCTCCATAAACTTCGTCTGTGCTAATATGTAACAACGTTGGTTTTATAAAATTTTCTTGTCTATAATTTTGTATTAGTTTTAATAGATTATGAACCCCATCTATATTAGATTTTACAAAATCGTCGCTATTAGCTATTGAATTACCAACATGGGTTTCTGCTGCTGTATTAATTATATAATCGCAGTCATATAGAAATTTTAGATCGTTTATATCACACTTAACAAACGAAAAATTTTCAAACGAATTAAACTCTTTTAATAATTCATCATTCGCAGCATACGTTATCTTGTCAACTCCTTTTACATACCAGCCTTTATTTAGACATAATCTAGTTATGTGAGAACCTATGAATCCTAAACATCCTGTTATATATACTATTTTCATTTTTAACCTTAACCTAGCACCATATCAAGTTATAATATGAGCTATATAATGAATACGCAGGATCATTTTCGTCTAGCAAATATCTATTTTGATAAAAAGACATTTGAGATGGGTTGGTTTCTTTGTTTAGGCCAGAAAAGTGTATGGTTGTTAATTTTTTATTATCAATATACCAAATATTATCTTTAATTTCTAGTTTTCTTTGTTTTATATTCCAGTATGCTACATTGTATCCTGGATGTCTAAATATTTTTGTATTACTATCAAAATCCGCAGCAAATCTAAGCCATCCTTGTTCGTTAAAAAACCCGTGACCGGGACTCATAATAGGATATAAAGAAGTTTGTAATTTCCACCATTTAATGAAATCTAATCCTTCTTGAGAAGCTGCCCACATACCAGTATTATAATTACCAGCAAGAGCTATGGTGTTGTGTGCTGGTAGACAATTGTCATTTGGTAAAGGTTTTGTAATATGTGGTATAACTAATATTGAGCTATGTTCTAAATTTTCTTGAAGATCATTATAATTATTGTATGTATAAATATCTCCATCTATAAAAACAACTGATTTAAAATTTAATTTTTCGAGTACATATTCTACAACAGCTACTCTTCCAACAGTTAGCCAGTTATTTTCTAATAAACCAAGATCTTTAGGAGTTAATATTATATCAACTAAATTTGTACAATTAATATCATCCGTTAATAAAACTATAGTATAATCAGGATTATGAATACGACACGATGTAATTGCATGTTTACCTTGATTTATGTAGTTTTTATCAAAGATTAAACACACCGCTTTATTATTCATAGATACCTTAACTGTTGTCTAGCGTATGTGAATCGTAACAACGCTATTTGTCCAAATATCTTCTATAAGTTTTTCTATAAACTTCCATTCTCCTCCAGCTAATCCACTTCCAAATTTGGGAGCATGAATATAGCTTTTGTCGATATCGTTATTCTTATTTTCAATATCCACAAACTTTTTAACCTCTATCATAGTTTTAACTAGAGCGGCATAATTTAATGGTCTATTGTTCTTTTTACTAATAATTCCATTTTGGGCTATCATATTAGCAAAAACTATTTTACCGTTAGTTTTACCGTTAGTATTTACAGTTACAAATTGAACGTATCCTAAAGATGCTTTTTGGCCCAAAAGATAAAAATTCTCTTGGACTATTGGATAGTGATCATTAATATATTTGGTAAATCCACCACCAAAAACACCAATATTGTTGCACACATGCGGGACTACTATTAGGTTGGTTTTATTCTCTTGTAGAACTTTTTCTATAGTTTCAAAAATATCTTCATTAGAATATAGTATTTTATTATTATAATTTTCTTTAAGTTTCATGTTTGTTCCATTTCCCTAAAGGACACTCTTGATCCGCCCACGCCAATTTATTTAAAAAGATATTCTTATCTGATATATTACATCCACAAACACTGCATTCTTTTTCTTTACTGTTATACTTATCACAATCTAAACATATTTTATATCTATATTGTATAACTTTATTTCCACTTTTAGGAAATCCTCTATATATGTGCCAAAATAAAGACTTGGCAAAATTTTTTAATCTTAAATAGAACACTACTGACCTTTTTCCGTAACTTTAATAGGATATATATTATTGTTAGAGTCTAATCCATATATTGGGAATACTTCCACCATAACGTTAGACTCCAACCATTGTCCAGAACCATCCTTTAATGAATAGCACAATCTATTACCATTAGTTTTAAAATCATAAGTCAATAGATACTGATTGTTCTTATATTCAAAACAATCTCCCGGTTTAATTTCTTCAATATATTTCATCGGTCCAATCTTCCCATTTTTCTTCTTCTTCCATTTCCTCTAGTTTCTTTTTGAGATTTTGCTTATTAAGCTTTTTAAATCTTTGTTCCTCATTAAAATCGCTAGAGTATTTTTTATCTTTCTTTTTGCTGTCTAATTTTTCTTTGCGAAAAGATTTTCTATCAAAACTATCAAAGTCTTTCATTTTATTTTTTAGTTTTATTTTCCTCTATCCAAGATATAAACTTTTTTACCCTAGTGTGGCCTGACTGTTCATTATACTTGCTTTTGGGAGATCTGTCAATAGCAGTAATACAAGAATTAATTCCTGCTAACTGATTATTAATAAAAAGACCTCCTCCACTATCTCCACTAGCAATAAAAAATTCTAGCGAAGTTCTAGTTTTATCTTGTGGTTTAGAGGGGCTGCATATTAATAAATCGCTATCTAGAGAATCTATAACATTTGATCCTGCTCGTTTTTTGTCGTCCCACCAATGTGCTCCAGTATTAAAATTTCCCGTTAATCCATATCCAGCAATACAACATACTTTTCCAACTTCTTCTTCATTTTTATTATACAAAGATGGATAGAACTTTAAATTAAAAGATTCTTCACAATAACCTATTGCAATGTCTGCTGTTCCATATTGTTTTTCATTAAAATCTTTATGAATTATTACTATTGATAACGAGTATTTTTCACCATTAAAATAAACAGAACAAGATTTACTGTTTTGTACAACATGAGCAGCAGTTAATATATGATGGTCATCTATAGCTACAGCAGAAGCACAAAATTTTGTATCATCCTCATATTTTCCGCATATTTTTCCAACATAATGAAAATCTTTAGCATAATTGACGTATTTACTATCTGGAACATTTGGATCTATTGTTCCTGCAAAACTTGACGACAAATTAATAAATAAGATGATAAATAAGATTTTTTTGAACATATTACCCCTCCAAATATTTGAGTAAATCGTCCGTCTTATTTATATACACCTAATTATAAGACTTTAGCCGCTATTAAACATCCTTTTGCTACAGAATGAATAGGATCATTAGCATGAACCACCTCTTTTATTGGTAGAGGAAAGTTATTTTCTATTAGTTTTTTATGAAAAGTTTCTACATAACCTTTGGCTAACGATGTTCCTCCAGCAACCACTATCTTAAGAGGTTCTTTAAACTTCGGTAAACTTTTGTGATCTGTTAAGGCAAACGCTAATTGTTTAGTGGTATAATCAATTAGTCTTTCATAATAAGAACTTACTGCTACTAATATAGGATTATCATTATTTTCTCCTATAACAAATCCGCCCGCTTCTTTTTCCGCTTGAACAACAGTATCTTTTTCTCCTGTTGCAATAGAGGTCATTCTGTCGATCCAATCCCCGCTACGCACAGTAGACAGTTTAACTGTTGGCTCACCGTTTAACATAACACAAATATTTTGCATACCACTCCCGGCCGACACAGAGATTCCAGTATAATCATCATTCTCTAATTCTGCATAACAAATTGCTTCTGCTTCATTAATAGCCCTAGCGTCATAACCACATTCTGTAAAAATTGATTTTAAGACATCTTCATGATATCCAATATCAAAATCTTCGTCTTCTACATCTACTGGTTGAGCAGGAACGCAGAAAACTAACTTTTCCCCTGGTTCTGATGGACTACCAGCAACTTCTTTTAAGATAAAGGCTAAAATTCTTTTAGCATCTTTTTCTTTTGCCGAAACTACTCCTTTATACATTGGCCTTTTAGCGTTATCATTTCTTTCTATAGCTTTTTCTATAGCATCTTTACCTAATATGATAAATGAACCGTCACTATCTTTAATAAAAGTTTTGCTCGCTAATCCTTTTTCTATCATTTTAGTTGCTACTGGAGTAGTAGGTTTGATAACATAAAAGGCATCTCTAAAATCTTTGTATTCTATTTGACCCTCATTATCTTTGGCTTTTACTATAAAGCTAGTACCAACATCTATCCCGATCATGTTATACCTCTTAGTTTTTCATATTTTTAAGTTTGTTTACTGCTCCAGATATATCTTCTGATGAAGTTTTAGTTTCGCCAAGAGAATCATACTTCTTTTCTAATTTATTAGTATCAATGTTTAAAACAACCTTTTTATCATCTATTGTTATTTGATTTTTGATTTTTTGTTCCGCTTGTTGTTGTTTAAAGAAAGACTGTGTGTTACTTTCATTAGTTAAACCTTTTAAGCTTTTACCCAATAAAAAGCCTATAAGAAAAGTATTAATATTAATGATGCCAAATAATAAAACTAGTTTAGCATCAAAACTTAGCATTTTTTAACCATTTTTTGTAATTTTCTAAAGAATATCCAGTCATTGAATATTTAACCTCTTTATTTACTAGTATTTTACTATCAGGAATAAGAGATATTTTGTATTCTTTTTTATACTCTGGATTGGTTTTTATATTTACATAACATATAATATAACGATCCATTTCTGGAATTTTGTTATCCAGTAGATCTTTTTTTAGCTTTAAGCAGTAGCGACAGTCATCTGAACCAAAAATTATAAGAGGGGTCTTTCCTGTTTCTTCAGACAGTTGTAGAGTTTCTTCTATGGAAGATAATATAAATCCTTCATTAGCATAAATTAATGTTGATAATGATATAAAAATCATAAAAGCTGATAAAAATTTAATCATATATTGCCGATCACCCTTCCTTTTTGAGTTCTGTGTACAAATCCTTTTCTGACTAAATATGGTTCGATGCTATTCTCAATAGTTTCTATTGCTATTCCAGTTAACGAACTAATGGCTTTTAACCCCAAAGGATTACCTTTATTTTTCTTTAGAATATCCAAATACATATTATCATACACATCTAGTCCATTTTTATCAATTCCTTGACTATTGAATATATCATCAATACTACAATTATTTCCATGACACATAACATAATTATGATACCATTGTAGTCTAGCGTTTAAAATTCGCGGAGTACCTTTGCTTCTTTTAGCAATTTCCAAAAGGTCTGAAGGTGATATGACTATTCCTAGACTACCAGAGTTCAATCCTGCTAGTTTGGCTAGTTCATCGTCAGAATAAAAAGTCAAATGTTCTTTAATAGTGAATCTATCATAAAAAGGACGACTTAAGGTTCCAGAATTAGTAGTTGCTCCCACTAGAGTAAATGCTGGAACTTCAATTTCTTCTGGTTCTTTTTCTAAAATAATATTAATTTTGAAATCTTCCATAACAGGATATAAGAATTCTTCAACCAGTTTGGGTAGTCTGTGGATCTCGTCGATAAAAAATACTGATCTTTTAGTCATTCTCAACAAATAGGGCAAAACGCTTTTAACGCTGCGTAAATTAGCCGCATTTGCTGTATATAGATTTACATCCATTTCCGTGGCTATAGCACCCGCTATGGTCGTTTTACCCAGCCCAGGAGGCCCGTCAATTAAAACATGAGGCATCACACTGTTGGTTTTTTTACATCCCAGCGTGGAAATTTTTAACCGATCAATAACACTAGTTTGCCCAATAATTTTATCAAATGATGTTGGTCTTTTAATTGCTGACATTTAATTCCTCCAAATTTTGTAATACATACTTTACCAATAAAGATCCGCTAGTAACAGGATTTTTAGAATATGCTTGTTCTACTAGAGTAGACGCTTCTTCACTTGTAAATCCATAATCAACCAACAGTCTAACAGAAGCGTCCCTTAAATCAATAGGAATTTTAGATTTTTCTATAACTTTAGTTTGTTCGGGTTTAGCTGTTATTTCTGTATCATAGAATACTATTTTTAGTTTTTTGATTTGTTTTGGCTTAAAGATATTACCACAATCACAAACAATTTTAAAGTTTTTTGTTTGAGTTTCTTTTAAAGATAGCCAATGATCAAATCCACATTTTTTATCTGGACATTTATATTGAAAATGAGCATCAATATCAATCGGTTTCTGGTTTTTCTTCTTCATCTTTTTTTACCCAGAAAACGAACTCATTGGATTCTGTATCAAATGCAGTTTCTACCAATCCTTTTTGAACTAAATTACTCATAATATTACTTACCATTCTATCATTAAGTTTATATACTATTTCAGCAAATATTTCATCATTAAGAATATATCTAATTTTTTTTGTTATTTTGTTTCTTTCTCTTTTAAGATTTTCTTTAATAATAACTAAACTTTCTTGATGAGACAATATTCTATCGAATTCTTCTTTTTCTTCTTTTGCAACATCGTCTATAAGAATATCTAGATCTGTTCTATCCTTCCAACTTCCAAAGTTATTATAGACTATAGCTCTTGCTTTATCTGTAAATTTTGATAAATCTGGCACAATAAAATATTCTGATTCGGACATAACTTCCTCTTAGTTTAGTATATCAAACAAACCTTTGTAATAATTAGGTTGTTTAATAAAATGTGTAGCATTTGACTGTAAGTGTTTTTTATACTCTTGATTTATAGGATTATTAATCCAATATTTACTTTTCCATATTGGTTCTTTATTATAATTGGATCCCAAATACTGGAACTTGTCGTTCGCAGTATTGGGATTCCAACTATTCACAGGAAACATCGACTCTTTTTTATTGAAAAAGTGTTCAAGACCCCAGATTTTATCTAATTGATTCATCATAGAATCTTCAAGGGGATTGATTAGATTATTGACTATATCATGAATCCATTTAGAAAATGATGGATTTTGACTAACATCAAATTTGAAATACCATATATTTTGGTTGTCATAATCATATTGATCATCATCATACCCATCGTCTTCATCATATGGATCGTGCATATTTCATCCTACGCAAAATTCATCACCTAGTTGAGTAGCAAGGTCTTTGGCCGCACTACTCAGGAAGCGGTTGTTGCTAAAATACAACGCTGTGGACGCTTGGTTGAGGTATTCCACGACCGTTTTTAAAAGTTTGGTCTGCTGGTGGGTCAGATTTAAACAGCCCTTGTCGCCATCCCAAGAAACCGGCTGAACTGGCATTGGTTCACCATTAACTTTGTTGAATCGCTGGTTATTGGAATTCCAGCGGTGAAACTCGTCGCCTTCATAAACTATACTAACACTATCAGTTGTATTTTTTTGACCACAATTGTTGTTCGTCAACTCTCTAAGAATTTGTTGAGCAACATCAACTGATACTGGTAGTCCGTTAGCGTCTGCTTTCTTATAAGCCTTAGCATAACCATTGTGCCATTGATCGCTGCACTTTGCCGGATCAATCACAATATTTGTGGTCTGACCAGTAAGAGCGGACTGTAATTGCTCCACTTGAATCTTTTGACCAGTTGAGCCAGGAAGAATACTGGTAAAGTAAGGAGCCTTCTTTTCCCAGCACTTACGCCACCAAGTATAAGGAACCCTATAAATCTGATTGGCCTTGATCGCACGAGGATCTCCGCCAAAGTAATTTACCAGTTTCTTTTGGAGTCCGTTCCAGTAGGTCTTGTTTTTGCCTACAAGTTTACGAGAATGATCATCAAAAATCCAGTAGCACTGATATCCGTTACGAGTATCTACTACCCAACTAGGACGTACCGGAAAGTTGTTGATCTTATCAAGAAACCGTTTTTTCTTTTGCATTACGATACTGGGCTTAAAATACTTACCTTCATTGTCACGACCAGCATCCATATCACAAAAACAACAAGAGAACTCATTGATCGCATACATTTTACGACCACCATTGATATAGAAGTAAACATCAGAACTTTTCTCTAAATTAGCAGTAAGAGCATCGTCCAAAAATCCTGTGTGACTCATGCTACTAATCTTCTTGCGAGGATCTCCATTGTAGCAGAATATGTGATTAATTCCAAAAGAGTCGAGAAATTTATTTCTCAGCCCCACAGCAGGAGCATTATAATTATTCTTATCAAAAGGGTTAAAACCAAGATCGTCACTAAACATATTTCACCATTTCCTGTAAAAAACCTATATTGGGAAAGTAACCTCTACCGTCATAGTCAATATAAAAGGAATTAGGGAATCGAACCCTAAGACTTAGCACTAACTAGTCCAGCCCCCAGACTATTCCTTTAGCCTTAATCAATACTTGCTAGGAGGCAAACCCCACTGGTCATCTTCCTCCATATCATCCTCATCTTCATAATCGTCCTCGTCATCATCAAACTGATCCCAGTATTCACTGTCGAGATCATAATCTTCATCATCCTCATAATCAGCATATTCATCTTCAGAAAAGTTAGCCGAATAAAGAGGCTTGACTAGTTCGCCTTGATACTCTCCAACAACTTCATATTGGCAAGTGCGAAGTTTCTCACAGTTACAATCACTAGGAACACTCACAACATCACGCGGATTAATCTTAACGATCACGATACGATCACCACTTTCCACAGACCCATAACCAGCAACATAATTCAATGCACCAGCATGAAGTCCATCAGAACAACCCCTAGCACGATCATCATCAACCTTGGCTCTTTGCATTTTGCAAATCTTGCCAACACTATTATCAAATGCTCCACGATACTTATCCTTGTAATCATTCCTAACTGCCTTATAAGCAAGGAAATACCCATCCTCAGTAATAGGCAGATGCTCATGCTCAAGGAAATCATAGAGTTCCTTCTGACTCTGCATACTAGGATTATCCATCAAATTATTGAGAAAATTAACAAGAGGCTGAAAAGGTAATCCCTTGCTCATAAACTCCAGAATACGCTTGCTGATACTACCATGAACAACCTCACCCTCATAGGTGACTTGACCATCCTTAATCTCAACAAGACCATCACTAAAAGTAGCCACAGCCTTTTCTACATCAACAACTTCAAGAAGTTCATCAGAGGTCGCTGTTGGCAACTTCTCCATAATCATCTTGTAGTTAATATGATCCGGCAAAACCTGATAGGTCTTATTGTTAAGAACCAACGTAAGATTACCATCAACAAACATAAAAGGAACTGACATAATTAAATCTCCTGTTAAAGTTACCTGTGAATAAATCAACCAACAATTTTACCAAACGACAATCGCAACTCTTCAACCTTACTATCATCCATTCTATTAAGCCAGCGATCATCAGATCTACCATAATAGTTTTCAGTATCCAGTTGCCTGAGAGGATTAACACTGCGCAATTCTCTCAAATTGCCTGATACCGGATGGATACACATAATATACTTCATCATCGGGTTGTTGTCAACCTCTGTTTTAATAATTTTTCTCAGACCAGCCATTTTCGGACAATCATATTGACCATTAGCTGATGGCTTAAAAATCTTGGTGTATTCAGAAATACTATTCTCTTTATAGAAACTCAACAACATAGCGTTGATATTATTATATAGTATATTAGCCTCTTTAATCTTACTACTATCAAGACCATTGATACCAAAGTCATGCAACAACTTTGTCATATGAGTATAGTAATCATCTTTCTTGAATCTGCTAATATCAAAGGTATTACGACGAATAGTATCAGCAAAGAACTCCACAATCATTAGACTATTCAGAGTATCCACAACGCTACGCTTAGTAATATATTTCTCATAATCCAAACCAAAGATATTCAAGATATGGAAAAGGAACTGTCTATCTAGATAACCCTCTCTGTAATTCTTAGATATCTTGTCGTCACTATTATATTCATTCTTACATTTTTGCACAAGTTCGTTGAACTGGTAGATATCCTTAAACTTGGTATCATTCAGTTTCTGTAGTCGCTTCTTGAACCAAGTATTAAAATCTACAAGGTTGTACCCATCCTTCTTTAAACGATCCACAACACTTTTCTTAATAGCGTAAATGTTGGTATCATCAATTATCTTATTTTCGATTAGAAAATCTTTGTGTCCGTAAAGTTTATTAATTTCTGGATAATTACTGGAGGTTTCCACAGCATATCTAACGATGGGAAGATAAATAATCTCATCCTCATCCTCAAGATCATCTAACCTTGTCTGACTAAGACTCTTCATATAAGTAGCATCGTTGTAGTCATAATTAAGAGTCTTTGTGTCTTTAGCGTCCCCAATAATCAAAAAGATTTCTTGATCACTAACACTACCCTTAGTCCCCTTACTAGCACGACTCTTTGAGGTACTCTTAATAAGATCGCGATAATCAGACACATTAAGAATGTTAGATTCTCCAACATCCTTGATTAGATCGCTAAAACCATTACTCACATTAGCGTGATCCTTTGTATTAACCATAAGATATGCAAAACAATCATTAGTATTGCAATATTTAGTTACAATCTTCTTAGCTGTTTCTGTTGCCGCAATATCACACCAGAAAAACTTCATATCGCCATTCTTCTTGCCACTACTATTCCAATAGTTATACCCTTTGCCAGTAAGAGTATCATGATGAATAGTATTAGTAAGATAAATCATTCTTCTAGAACGATATCCTGCTGTACGATAATTGAAGACATAAAGATTTTCTTCTTTTTCTAGTTTGTATTCAAGATCTTGACCAGAACTAATATTATGAATTTTACCATTACTATCAGTCCAAGATGCTCCCACACCCCAACCACCAGCAAGATCATTCATCTGATAATATGTCTGGATTGCTTCCACCTTGGTTTTAGCAGTAGCGATCTTGTCACTAAAATTCTTCTTCAACTCTACAAAGATATCTTGTGTCTTTTCACGCAAGGTTTTGACTACACTTTTAGTATACTGCAAACCTTCTCTGTTTACTTCCATTTCGAGTTCACCAATACCAAAATCAAGTTCTAGATAAAGACCCTGATTAATGATCTCGCTAACAAAACTTTTCCAAGAAGCAATATCAGCCTTATTAAAGGCTCTATTCCACTTGGCAATATGATCTGGGGTTTCACTCTTTTCATCACCAATAAGATGAGAAACTTCGACCGGATAAGCAATATTGCCCATGATAGCAATAACGCCACTCTGGATACGATGATGATTATTGGGAAACTTCATATTGTCGTTGTTGAGTCTACAAACTCTCCAACCATCACCATCGATAACAACGTTACGCTGGCTATATTCTTCTTTATTAAAATCCCAATGAACGCCACCCTCGATAATAGGCTTATGCTTAAAGTAATGAAAAACCCTAACAGCCTTCTGACTAAACTCTGGAAAATCATATTGCTTAACAGCAAAACTAACTTCAAGACCATTAGGCTCATTAGTTTCAACACTATGAATAAGATTTAGATTAGGCACACCGGCTTCATCGATAGCAGCAATATAAGTATATTGAGTACCATTAAAATAAGAGGTGGCAGTAAAACTTTTGGTATATGCAAAAGGACTTTTGCTTCCTAGTCCAAGACAACCAACAAAATCATTACTGTCGTTCTTATTACTTGCGCCATAAGTTGTATACAAACTCTGCATATCTTCTTGAGACAAGCCAGTACCATAATCGCGAACCACAAAATTAGGATTAGCGGCAGTTGGTAGAGTTACCTTAAATGGATTCTTATTACCAGCACTAACATGACTATCATAAGCGTTGGTAGCAAGTTCACGAATAGGTGCTTGTACTTTGTCAGAATATAGAGAATCTGACAAGATCTTGAACATTTTTGCACTTTGACTAATCGTAAACTGATTAGTGCTATTAATACCAACACTATGAACTTCAACCGTTCGATCCGCGAGTTTCATCTTTGTTCTCCAAGGTTTCCTGTGTGATGCCCCAAGTATACATCGTCATTCCCTGTTGTCAACCTTACGCTTTCTGGATTGCAAGATTTCCTTTAACTTCATAGTAAAATAAGTTCCAGCAAATGCTCCTAAAAATAACGGAATAATATACAAAGTATTTTTACTAAAAGTTACAACACCAAATGCTGATAAGGATGTTATCATTCCCGCCATTAAAGATGACATTAAATTTTGACGAGATTCTATGCAAAGAATATAATAAGCATAGAACATATCCAAAATAAAATATGTAATAAAAATTAGTAAAGCAATATTTATATCAAACTGATTCGTTGTTATCATCTTCCCAAAAATCATCCTCTTTTGGAACCCAAGTTTCATCACTGTCATTATCGAAATCGTAATCTTCGTCTTCGTTATCCTCTTCTTCTTCTAACATTATAGTAAAACTATTTAAGATTTCTAACATAATATCAATTTTGATTGATATTTCTTTAATTTCTTTTTTTATCTCATTAACTTCTTTAATTATTTTATTATTATCTTTTTCTACCGATATAATATTTTTAGAAAGTTCTTTATGAGATTGGTCGATTTTTTTGTAAATATCATCTAAATCTTTAGGCATAATATGCTCCTAACTAAGTTTTTTATATTCTGGTATATCTCCATTCTGGAGCTTTTTAATATTTTCGTAATTTTCAGCCACTCTTCTATAGAACTCTTGCTTTATGTTTTCTAATACACCAGTGACAATAGCAATTTTAGGATAACTAATATCCCCCATAACTCCAGAAATAATACGAGAAAAACAATAATTTATATCACCACATATAGTTAAAAACTCCTCATTAGTTAATTTTTCTTTATATGGATTTGAATATGGGTTGTCTATATTTGGATCAACATTACCTCTCAAACAACGCATCATATCTTCTATACATCCATCTAATTGGTATCTATTCTCTTCTTTAATATACGGCATTTAATACTCCTCACATTTACATTCGTATGTTTCACAATAACTGCATCTTGGGCCAGGGTTAGTATTTAACCAAGCATTACTATTTCCATCAAAACTTTCTTTCCCAGTATCTATACAAACCACTTTCTTTTTCTTTCCTCTTTTTACTAAACCAACATTATACCAATGACAATCCCAAAATTTTAAGCCGGTTTTACTATAAATTTCATCTACTAAAAGTTGAATATCTTTCATACTAATTTTAGTATTACTCTTATAAGTTTTTGCTAATTCTGTAACATATCCCCAATCACTAGGGTCTGGTTGATAAAGATCATTCTCAGGGGCAAATTCTAGTTTACAAATTTTAGTATATATTTTTGGTGCAAGATCAAACTTAGCTAATTTTTTATGATATTTGTAAGACTCTTGGGCTTTTTTCTTGTTGCGAAACTCTTTGAACACCAAATCTTTTTTATCTTTTATTGGATAAACCTGACAATATCCGCCCTCATCAAACCAATCACTATAATCTATGAGATAGTCAGGGTTAATCATAAGTTTTATCAACAATTTGTGATCCCATAATTTCTTGAGCAATATGAATTGCTTCTTTTAGGTCAGAGGTTTCTCCCAGTTTGATTGGGCCTTTTGGAATATCTATCCAATAGGATCCATAAATCCCATAAAAAACATTCTGTAGAGCATGATCGTGCATAAGAAATTCTGTGAGATCATGGAAGATATCTAAATAATATTCTCCCTCTTCATCTTGAACTTCTTTTACCGTATCAACAATAACGAACCTAAAATTAGGATGTTTAAAATCTGGGTCGCTATAAACAACTCCCCTATAAAACTTATTTGGCAAACTTACCATCGTGATTGTATCCCTTCCAATCTCCAGTTAAAAATTCTTCCCTGTTAGAGTATAAAGGAACTATTTTAGTTTGATCTTCATGAGGATTATTCATAATTCTAAGATCATAAAGATCATTTCTATCATTAATTTTTCCGTATGCTACTGGATAATTAAATATCTCTCGAATTTTATGAAGATCCTTTTCACAACTATACCATCTTTCAGAGTTTTTACCATCTTCTTGTAGTTTTTTAAGTTGATCTTTTGCATTATTAACCACAAAACGATCAGCACCATTTGCCCAAGCAAATTCAATAAGAAAAGATATGGGGTCAGAATGTTCGTTCATGTTCAGACGAATCCTATTCTAGTTTTTTCTGTGGTTACAATTGCTTCTATTTGCTCTTGTATAAAAGTTTCCGTACAATAAGATCTTCCATTCCACCACCCACAAGTATACGATATAGTGTTGTTTGGCCCAATAGTCACACTAGTTATAGTACCTTGAATATCTTTTTCAAGTTTAACCTGGGTTCCAATATTGTAAAATTCTAGAACATTATTTTTGGTCATTATTTTTCCTTATTTTCTAAAAGGTTTTGGTATTATTATCGATAAGAATTTAAATGCCCCCAGTCGGACTTGAACCGACAAGCCCTTACGGGCAACAGATTTTCTTACCACTATAGTTTTCACTACCATTTCTGTTTGTGGTCTGGACTTTACCTTAACCATAACTTTCGTTTTAGGTTCCTGCCGTCAAGTCTCTACGCCTTCCTAATAAATTAGGCTTGGTTCGGTATTAGCATTTTAAAGCCTTCACCGACTTTGACAGGTTCTACTTTAAAGATTTCTCCTTAAGCACTCTATTATATATAAAAAAGTCTGTTGTGTTTGCCAATTTCACCATAGGGGCATTAAAGTAATCGACTACAACAATTAGTAGTTTGAGGTTGATTATGTTTGACTCTCAAGCATTATAACTGTTGTAATCGACTACCATAGTTTTAAATATCGACTCTCAACCGTTATCGTGGCTCTTGAGGCGACGAACAAACTCTGCCATAGCCTCGACATTATCAACTGTCTTAGCGGGCTTTGCCCTTTCCATATTGGGTAGTTCGATACCCTTTTCTGCCAGAGCCTTTTTAGTACGAGCAAAACGAGCCATCGTACTAGCAACCTTCTGGCCTGTCTTGCTAGCAATCTCAGCATAAGTCTTGCTAGAATAAACAGCCTCTAGAAAACTCTCGTCGCTGCAACGAACACGACTCTGCTTCTCAACATTAGTAACTTCAGCCATAATAATCAACCTCCAAATTTAAACTTCCAACTTCACGGTTTTGGTCACGCGACCTCACCTGCCCGTGTTGTATACTATCATATCCTGTGTATCGGCATTGTCAATAGGGTTCTTTACTTTTTTACGATTTAACAGAACCAAAACAAACACACCAATAAGGAACCGAATGTTTTGACAAAGAATATCCACATCCAATAAGTGTAAACTTTTTGTTCATGATATTTTTTTTATGCCCAGTACTTTTCATCCAACTCTCCATGACCTTTTCTTCTGTTCTCTGGCCTGCTGCTATATTTTCTCCAACAGAATTAAAACCCAAAGAGATTATATCTTTCAAATCTCCATGTTTTAAATCGTTCTTTCTTGCCATGTAGTCGCTCCACTCTTGAGCATAATTTGTTAACTTAATATCTTGAATTAAGAACGGTATTGACCAAAATAATGTTTTTTTTCTTTGTTGATTGTGTAATTCTATTAGTTTATCTAAGTTTATCATATTTTATTCCTTTGGTACGATAAAAACTAAAATTAAATATATCCATAATAGCAAACTGCCACTAAAGATTGAACCCAAAATAAATAAGATTCTAACTAAAGAAGCGTCTATTCCAGAATATTCTGAGATTCCTCCACAAATTCCAAAAACTATTTTATTTTTTTGACTTTTTGTTAGTTTCGACATTCTTGCCCTTTCTAAAAATACGATTATAATTATTAATCCACGTATTATAATCTACACTTTTAGGACGCTGTTTATCTCCTTTTCCGTTTTGACTCATGTTAATTCTCCAAAATAAATGACCAGTATCTAGAATCAGTCTTATTTTGTTTGTTATCCCAAAAAATACATCGTGCAATATAACAAGGAATACCAATTTTACCACACATTACTGACCAATGACGTTCCATTTTCTTATATAGGGCGAAACCATTTTTAGTTTGATAGTTAAGAGTTTTCATACCATAAAGTTCTAGCATATGAGTATCTCCACAAAAAACCCTACACTCATTAGGATTTTGCATTTCACAACTAAAAGAAATTTTAGCCGCCCCTAGTCCACGAATTTTATCAATAATACTATCTCTTTTCTTAACATGATACTTTTTAGTAGAGATAATATAATCTTTAGGATTTGCCCAAAACTTATCTTTGAAATCCCAAATATATTCTGTTCGATTGTTGTGAAGTCCAACTCCGCTATTCTTAATTTTCTCCTTAAGAAGATCCTTATTATCAATCCAACTGTTAAAATCTTTAACCGCGTTATATCCCGCTACATTACTTTTCCAAGTGGTATGTACGCTCATGAAACTAAAAAGATACCTACGAAAAATATCATCATTATTTTGAGGGCGAACACTTTCCCAGTATTCCTTATAACTCACAACCTTATCTCTAGGAAAGTTCTTAAAAAATTCGTCCGCTTTGGTCGTATTCATTACAATCGGCTCTTTAATCACAATATTATCTGTCATGTTAGTCTCCTCGTTGTGTGTGGTCATTCTACACTCTAGTATCGCCTTGTCAATAGATAAACTTTAATCTTTCTGATTAAGTGTATAATATATTGTAGTTTTTTTAATACAGAGATTAAATATGACTATTGTTTTATACATATTATTGGCCATATTAGTTGCAGACTTATTAACAGGAATATTTCATTGGTGGGAAGATAGATATGGAAATCCAAATTGGTTTATATTGGGTAAATATGTTATAGAACCTAATATTCGACATCATAAAGAGCCAATGTCTTTTTGTAAGGGAAATTATTGGACTAGAAATTGGACAACTTTAGTTCCAACTTTATTATTATCTATAGGTTGTTATATGGTTGGTTATTATTTTTTAAGTTTAGTTTTTATATGTGCCTCTCAAAGTAATGAAATACATTGTTGGGAACACACTAAAACTAATAAATTTATTAGATTTTTACAAAACTATAATATTTTGCAGAATAAGAAGTGCCATGCTTTGCATCACAAAAGACCTTATGACACTAACTATTGTGTAATGACAATGGTAGTTAATCCTGTGCTAAACAAATTAAATTTTTGGTATTATTTAGAAAAATTGGTTTTTACTATCTTTAGAGTGAAACCTCGCAAAGAAAGAGAAATTTATTAATTATCTAGCGCAGTATCCAAACACAGACTCTAAATTCCAATCTATGTTAGAGTCAATAATAGATTTAATATTATGATCTAGAATAGTAATGGGTTCTTTAATTATCGCTTGTAAGTTGTTCTTTTTCCTAATTAATTTATATCTGTCGGATACGTTCTGTAAAAATTTGTCATAATATTTTGTAAAATACTCATAAGTTACTAGAACATAGTTAGAAGAAATAAGAGGCATAGTTTCAACTAAATATCTTATTTTTGTGGATCTTAATTCAAAAATATTTTTATATCTTTCATTAGTTAGAAAGTTTCTGTCGTGCATAATTTCTTGCTTATTATTATTTACAGAATACCATTCAGAGGATAAAAATGAGAATCTGTTACTTTTAATATGTTTGGGAACATGGTGTGGCATATTATAAAAAGCGTATATCCAATCATAAGGATGCCTTACTATTCCAAAAAATAAAACATTTCTAGCACCATATTTAATCTTGTCAGGATCAGCATATCCCATCCAGTGTTTTCCACCATAAAAAGATGTAAACTTAAGATTAAAAGATTGTTCTATAGAAGATTGTAAAAAGTTAGTACCATTATGTCTTTCAGAATATATAGAAAACTCACTAACATAGTGTGGATCTTTATAAATTTGAAGCATAGTATGCTCTATCTAAGGATATAATTAATATTTTAAATAATCAAGTATCTCTTTTTTCTCCATAAAGATACTTAAAAGTAGGAAATCTTAGTGATTTTCCACCATCTTGGTTCTCAGTCTCTTCAAAATACTGAACCAAAATTTGCTTACCTAAAATTTTAGTAGGATCTTGATAAAACTCTTGACGTTGTTTGATAGTGAAACCACTACCAACATCAACAGTATATCCTTTATGTACAATTATCGCATTAGATAACATGGTTTCCTCATGTTCTCTACCATCCTTCACATATCTAAATGGTCCGGTTGTAATCTGAACCACTTCATATTCACCATCATAAAAACTCTTATACTTCAATAAGTCTTTACTTCTTTTACCTTTGTATGGAGCATCAGCCCTAAACATAATACCCTCCCAATTATTGGTATTAGCCTTACCGGACCATTCATTAAAATCATCATCACAAGTAACTTTTTCGTGTTCAAGAACACTCAAACACTTACAGGTATTTTTTTTCATTACTTCATTAAGATTAGAATAGCGAATACTATAAGGTTTATTTTTATCTCCCTTTTTACTATAGAATTCGTCGTGACTAATCATATCAAAGATCTTATAGGAGGGATTCTCTAAGGTATGATCTTTCTTACGAATTTCTTTCATAACGCCCTGAAAATCTTCATTACCATTATCATCTATAAGACATAATTCTCCATCAAATACAACATTCTTAATTCCAAGATCTTTAATTCCACCAGCAACAACATCTAAAGTATCAAACGTCTTACCTGTTCTAGAATAAAAAGAAGAGTTTCCATCGTTGTCTACTATGGCAATAAGCCTACAATTATGTTTGAGTATACCATTAGCAAAAAAATTAGCATTATCAGCAACTTCTAGTTCGTATTTATCTTTTGATTCAATTTTTTCTATTGATTTAATTTTAATATTTTGCATAATTTCCTTTCAATTTTTCCTATGTCTTTTTGTATATCTGATACCCAAAAACAGTATATCTTATAACCAAAACTTTTCAAATGATTAACACGAATTTTGTCTTTTTTCCAAATATCTTTAGCGCACAATTCCCCATCCCATGTTATAATAATATCATTTGGTTTATATGTTTTAGGATTAGCGTGAAATGTATCTCCGTAAATTTCAATAATAATTTTTTTATTTTCAATAATTATATCTGGTCTAGGATTATATTTTCTTTTTAAACTTTTATTATATCTATTAAAATTTATGTCTTCTGTGTTTTCGCTAATATAAATTATATTATATTTATCTAATATAGTCTCTATTCTTTTATGTGGTATAGATTTTTTACCATTATTTCTTCTGTAACTTGGTAAATCAACTGAATTTTCAATTCCATATTTTTTTATCATTGTCTGTCTACTCTTTTGCTTAATAGACTCAACTTGAAAAATATTGGTAATACCCTTTCCGTATTTTTTCTCTAATGTTTTTTTGGTTGTTGGGGATTGAAAAGCGTTTTTATATCCGTATTTTTTGATATTTGTTTCCTCCCTCTGACGCTTTGTAATGGGATTATTCATAGCCTCTTTAATTGTCTGAGTCTTAATTCCTAATTTTTTACATCTTTCAATTATGTGTCTTGTTTTTATTTTTGGATCATTTAATTCTATTTCTAGAGAATAACATGAACGCTTAAATTTAATAATATGTTTAGTCAAATATTTTTTTGTTAGGATATTATTTCTATAGCAAGATATATATTTATTATACTCCTCACATTTTGCTTGATGTCCGTATAATTGTTTTTTGGTTTTTAACCCAGTTTTATTACAATATTTACATTTCATCATAATCTCCTCGTTAGTATTTAATACACCAATATCGAGAAAACTAGATGGAAAATTTAATTGCTAAAAAGAATTTCTTCGTTTCCGTTCAATTCATCTACACGACGATAGCATTTTAATTTAGGAACATATACTGTGTCGTTGCCAGTGATATTAAGAATGACTCCATTTTCTAATGTAATTTTATACCATTGTGTAGGTTTAGTTTCAGAAATGTCGTGCAAATTTTTCATATGATTTATAATAGGCTTATACTCTATTTTTTTACTTTTATGATTATAACACTTAACATTACCTACTATTTTATTGTCTATTACATAACCTACTGGTAAACGATCACCATTATCAAACTCTACAATGGTATTATAATCAACACACCCGTCTAGTTTGCGTGAGACAAACCAGCCATCTTCCCAATCCACAATATTGGGGTCAAATTTATCGGCCAAAGCCACACTAAACTCTGGAATCAAGTTTGGTATTGCTTTATTTAAGATCTTATCGCCCGCCCTGGTTTTTAAGTCCTTGTCAATAACACAATGAATAAGTTCCTCATACTCATCATTATGTTCAATAAAACTATTTACCGCCGCAATAGCATCATGACCAGTAATTTTGCGACTCTTTAGATCGTCGAGAAGATCAAAGAAATTATTGTATTCGTTCTTTCGTGAGACAAGATGATTTTTCTTCTTTAGATTGTCGCTTGTAATATTGTATTGCCAAAGAGGATGGTAAGTATATCGAAGAATATTTTTAGCAAAATTTGCTGATGCTGTGTTGTGTCCACAATAATCAAGGATAATACCTTCTTTATCTTTGGTGCTACTTGTGGCCCTAAGATCACGAACCATTCCCCAAACATAATCAAAATCGTGAATCATTCTTTTTTCTCCTGTGTTTAGCGTAGTATACCCTATTCAATAGTGTCTGTCAAGTGTCTGTAGTCTCAGCAGAATAATAATCTTGCCAATTTTCTTTAGGAACCAATGTTTTATAGTCTATAGTCAATTCCTCCCCTTGTTTAATATTTTGGGAAGCAATACAGGTATTATCATCTAAATCAATAATGTTGGGATTAACAGAATGATTTATAAATCTACTATCATCAATTGGAATCATATAGTTATTATCTTTATCTAGCCAATAGTAATCTTTTTCTTGTATAAAATTTTGTTCTACTATAGACAAATTATTATAATCCTTCTGACTAATTTTTAGCACTGAAATGCTTGTCATTTTCCATATAACATCATCTTTTGATATATCTTGATCTGCAAATAATCCAATCCCGGCTATTGTACTTTTATCTATTTTTGTTTTTACTATTAGCATTAATCTCCCCAGTACAGTTTTTCTTCTCGTTTATAAAACTTTAGATTTTGCTTTGCATAATCGGATACAAAGTGTTTATCTTCAAATTCTAAATAATTATTAGGATATAATGCGAATTGTCCATTAATTAATTCTATCAGATTTAAGGGTTTATGCTCTTGAGGGTATCTACTAAATCCATCAGTCCAGTCTATTATTATTCCAGTATGTCTAGCACCAGTTTTTATAACTTCTCTTGTATAACACCTCATCCCTTCAAGATATTCCATATATACGGCTTCTATATTTTCACCCATAGTTGACCAAGGCATCAATTCTTGATAGTCATAAGAAAAATCTTCTGATGTTGAAATTCCATGTATGGGCAGTCCGCTCCAATTTGCCCCACTTTCTAATAGTACATGACAGAATAAAACCTGATTCATTCTGCCAAATACTCCATGCCAAATACCATTAGTATAACCATTTGGCATATTACTTCCAAGATATTTATTGTTTATCTTGACATATAGATGAAATGGTAATGATGAGTGTCTAGACATTATTTATTCTTTCTGGATAAGAAATAATTCATTGCTTTAACGATACCATCTAAGTTATCCCCAAGTTTACCTAGACCTTCGTTACAACTCTTACAAAGCCACCCTCTAAAAGTATCATCACTATGATCATGATCTAATGCCCATTGATAAGGTACTTTTCCACAAAGTTCACAAACATCCGGTTTTGGTGGTGCTACTTTATGAAGTTTACTTCTTATTTTAGAATGTTTTTTAACACACTGTCTGCATCTACTATCAAGATTATCTTTGTACATACTGTGCTTGGGAAAACTTTTGAGATTTTTTCGTTTGCCACAGTAGGTACAAATTTTTCTCATTATCAACAACTTGGCGAGATATGAATGTGATCTAGTGAATAAACAAGAGTTTTTTTATCAAGAACTAAACTTAAGTGATCTTTAATAATTTGAACTTGAACAGATGATAATTACCTATGGGATCATGTTCTATTAGTTCAAAAAATCCTTGCAACCAATAAACAAAATTTTCTGGGGTCATAATTCAATCCTTTCTTTATTAAGTGGAGGTGTTGGCGGCGAAGCCAAGTCTTGCGATAATTTTAACTATACTTTCTACAAGTTTATTTTGTTCATAAATTTTAAGAAAAGTTAAAGAACAAACAACATTTACTTTTCTGTACCAACTAATCTTAGGTTAGAACCCGTTGGTTATTCTAACAGCCGAAGGATTTAACAACGATTTTTTGGACGCTACCTTCATCGCCTCCTCAAATCGTGCTACCTTTTAATCAGGCAGCAAGAGCTAACTGAGTTTTGCCAGTTACAGCATTTGGCAGACTTTTAAAGTGGCCTGTCTACCAACCACTACTTGCTAATATAATCTCTATCATCCAATCGATACATTTCACCCCCGTATGTTTTATTATACACTGTGAATTGGAAAAGTCAATAGGTATCATAAAAAAAATTATCTTGCATTCTTATAATTATTGTGTATTATATGGTAAGGGGTTCGATTCAGATGAAAGATAAAATCTTAAATCTTCGTAAAAAAGGCTTATCTTATAACGATATCCAAAAGAAATTAAAGTGTTCAAAAGCAACAATTAGTTATCATTGTGGTAAAGGACAAAAAAAGAAGAACGATTTGCGTAGGCGAAGGCGTAGATCGTCTAATATACTAAGAAATAAAATAGAAAATTTTAAATACAAACAAAAAACAGAAATTATATATGAAAAAGATCATCGTAATGTTCGCAAAATTTTACAAATTAAATTGAGTTTTTTTAGTATGAACAGAAAAACAAAAAAGGTAAAGCAAAAATTTTCTTTACAGGACTTAGTAGATAAAATTGGAGATAATCCAACCTGCTATTTAACTGGTAGACCTATAGATTTATCTGATGGACGATCATATCATTTAGATCACATCGTTCCAGTTAGTAAAGGTGGTTCAAACGATTTATCAAATTGTCAAATAGCGTGTAAAGAAGCAAACCAAGCAAAGAGCAATTTGTCTTATGATGAATTCATTAAACTTTGTCAAGAAGTGATTCATAAAAGTCCCAAGCCTGGGAGTTAAACCCAGCGTAAGTACCTTATAAGAGTACGTTGCCAATCGGTTTCCGCTTGGGGAATTTCTTGTCTGTGCTGTATTGTACCTTATCAACCGATCCTGTCAACTCTTGAGTCTAAAATCCCAAATTTTCAAGTTGTATTCTTTGGCTAAATCAAACATCATTTGAGTTCCTTTTCCTCCAGTGAATAAAACGCAACCATCAGCATATTCTGCCATTTGTTTGTTTCGTAAGTATCCTGCTTTTTTACCATAAGTTTTCCAATCAGCAGGAAATATTTTAATTGAAATATGATTTTTTCTAGCCCATAATTCTCCACAGGAATCAACCCCTCTTGCTGCTCCACTAACTACTTGAGAAATGTTGCTTACTAGTTCATCTAACTTTAGTATATCTTCGTCGTTCAAATAGTAATCTCTTCCTCCAGCAATAATAGTTTTCATTTTCTAGACTCTATGAAATTTCTATAAATACTCATAACAATACCACTAGTAGTTCCAACATTTAATGAACGAACACTTCCATAATTAGGAATAGTCAAAACTACATTTGATCTATCTAAAATTAGGTTCGACAACCCTTTATTTTCTTCACCAAATACAAAGATAGGTTGATTGCTATCAGAAAAATCAAAGTTGAAAAGATTCACTGTTTTATCCTCGTACTCTGGAATATTATTTTCAATCGCAATAATTGTTCGTCCAGAAAGTTGCAAAAGAAAAGATTCTTCATCTTTATGATGATACATTGGAGTATAGTGATGAGTTCCTACGCTGCCTCTTTTATCCCACTTCTTTTTACCCACATAATGTACGCTTCTAAATCCAAAAAAGTTTGCATTACGAATCATTGTACTAAGATTAAAATCGCCCCCAATATTAATCATCGCCACACTAGAGGGAATACTATTACTATGACAATAATTAGCAATATCTGGAATAGCCAAATCTTTAAGACAATCAAGCACGTTCATCTTTTTCCAATTTTCTTTGTAATATTTTTAGTTCTTGTTCTAACACCGCTATCTTAGAATACATTTCGCCACAGCGTAAACATATATCAGAACTAATGTAGGATCTTGCTTCCCATATTTCTTCTTTTATATCAGAGATTCTATTATAGATTTTTTCTTTTTCGTTTGGGTTTAGATTTATCATTTTTTGGAATCTCCTTGTGCCAAAAAACCATTTCGTTAATTTCATCATCCCAAGCACACTCTACCAAATCTTGTGCCGCAAGTTTAGCCAGTCCAACATTATGAATCCAAACACTTACTTCTTCAAAAATTTGTCGATTAACAGTTTCGTTAAGCATGGGTCTACTATTATCATCTAGCCCCAAACACTTATTTTTAACCAAATTAATCATTTGACCAATACTAATATAACTATCTAGATCATCATTACTAGCCCCATTTTCTGTTAGATTATTAGCGGCAGCCTCTCTTATTTGAAGAGTATAACCATTAAGATCAGTAATAGCATAAACTTCTTCTTGCATAATATACTCCAATTATTTGATAAATTTAGATACACCAGAATTATCTTCTCTATTCATTTTATCCATAATACAATCTATAGTATCCTGCATATTGAATTCTCCTCTAGACAACCATCTATTATCCTCAGATAAGGCTGTGCTTATTTGCGGAATATAATGTTGATATGCGAGGTCAAACTCTTCTGGAAAATAAGTTTTTAGAATTCTTTCTATATGAAATAATGCTCCAGAAATTTCATCTCTATAATCCAACAATCTGTTAAACTGGTCTTTTTGAGTTTGGTTAAGCATTTTGAATTTCTTTCTTTTTGAGTTTCAGAATCTTATGCTTAACTTTCCACACTAGGGTTTCGGGATTTTGATAGTCTTCTCCCATATAAATATGAGCAAATCCGGCATTCTTATCCAAACCCCAAGCATGAATACCCTTACTATCAACTCTCTCTACAATAAATTTACCACGATAACCCATAGGAATCAATTCTCCACCATGAAGAAAATATGGGCCTCCACCAACCTTGATTTTGTCACCCTTTTCAAGTTGTTTCCAATCAAAGTCTTTCACAACTTTAAGTGTTCTTTTCTCTTTGTTGGTCATCTTAAAAGAAAAAACATGATTGCAATTTTTGTTTTTGCAAACGTATGAGCGTGGGCCATTTTCCATAGAACCGCAAGAGGGACAGGTTTTACGACCTTTCATTGTAGTCTCCAGTGTTGTTGTGTTGGTTGATGATCTAAGTATACAACAGTTATCGAGCGTGTCAAGAGGTTTTCTTTAGCCCATCCACGATAGTTAGTTTACCCGGAACATAATGACAAAAATAACTACTATGAATTTTTCTTTTAGTTAGATTATCTTCTTCAATTTCTGTGTAAACATTAATTCTATATCTATGTTCCCAAACATTAATTATCTTGGTCATAAGATGATTTTTGGGTTTAGTTACTTGTTTGAACAAAAGACTCTCAATTTCAAGATTCATTAATAGTCTCCCTTTGAAAAGTATCTACTGAAAAACTAATCTTACCATCTGGAGTTTCAATAAAGTCTACACTATAATAGTCTAGAGTTTCCCAGTCCCACACTTTAACTTCTTCTTGCCAAGGAAATTTCCCAAGATTTTTAAAGTCATGAGCCTTTTGATGAAGAAAATTATATAAATCAAGCCAGTTCATTTTATCCATAGGTTTGAGCATTTTATTTCTCCTAGTTATCTTGCACGACGATTTGCTCTGTTTAAAATACGAATAGTTTCTTTAGCATTATTTGGAACCATAACTAATTGTGGTGCTGTTTTATGCTGATAATCACAAAAGCCCACGGCTCTACTTTCTACACTACATTCTTTACAAATAATACGCCTGCCAGTTTCCATAAGAAACTCATAACGATCAACGCCAACACAATTTTTGCAGTAAATACAATTCATATTATTCTCTTGTTTGTTCCTTTACTTTAAGTAAAATATTTTCTATGTTGGCTAATAAACTTGATCTAGGAAAACTTTTTTCTGCTTCTAATTTGGCGATACTTAATGCCCATTTTAATGTGTAGGCTTCATTATCATTTAAAGACAATAACATATTTTCATTTTCCTTTTGTTCTAGGATTATACCATGCTCATCGGCACTGTCAACTCGTTCAGTTTAATCAAATTTCCAAAACTATCACTAAAATTCCCACAATCGGTACTATAATAGATATCAGAAAGACCAACGCTGTTCAAAAGTTTATCACAATTTTCACAAGGCTTACTTCCAAGGATCAATCCTTTTCGATTAATTCTCATAACAACAACGCTCCAAGATGGGTCGATAGTATTATATCTATCCAAAAGTTTACTAATAAGATGACTCTCACTATGAAAAAAAGGAAACTCTTTATACTTGGGAAGATTAAACTCTTCACCAATTCTATAAGCACCGGCGTGAGTTTTAAGAGTGTCATTTTGGGCAAAACAGATCATTTTATTTCCGTCAAAACATCCTGCAAAGTGCCAGCAGCGAATTTCTTTACAAGGAATCCAGTTCTGATATGCTCGTCTGATCGTTTTGGTTATAATCTTCATCTTTAGTTTTAATTGGAGGATAGTCGTATTCCAACTCCATTGTATCATACTCCTTGCTTCGGTCAACCACTGGTGGCATCTTTATTTTTTTTGGTTCGGGCCTATTTAATTTTTCTTCCATCATTTACTCCTTATTTACTAGCAAGTATATACAAACCTATATTAGCACCAGCATAACCAAGATAAGTGATAAACATACCAATATTGCCTTTATACAGTTGTTCACCACTAACGTACAAATATATTATTCCGGTAAAAGCAATAAGCCAAGCACTCATACTGATACTCCTAAGTAATCTTGTTCGTATTTTTTAATGGAAAAATCTTTTTGTTTAAATTCATACTCTATGGTTATATTTTTAGAAAATAATTCTTCGTGGATTTCATACACATAATCACTATGAGCCTTATCTAAGGCGTGATCTCTGCCGTTACTAAAATGACAAAAGGGAACAATATTTCCCCATGTTTCTAAACACGCCGATATTGCACTTTCGGCAGATAAATTTTCGGGATTATTTAATCTAAAATGATGCGAATCATATGTAATAGGGATTTTGGTGATGGGATGAAAAATATCTAATAGTTTAGCAACGCTCCATGCTGCTGCACGATCATCATTTTCTACAATTAATCTACGTTGACAATTTTCATCAAGACGATGGAAGTTCTTGAGAAATCTTTCACTAATTTCTTCTCTAGTACCATCTTTACTATTTTGAATATGAATATTCATAGGGGAATTGTGATCTGCATTAAGACCAAAACGATCCATTAACTTATTCATTAGATTTAGTTCTTTGATAGTTTTCTCTACAGTTTTTTCATTTGGTGATGCAAGAACATTGAAAGCATCTGGATGTGAGGAAATTCTAATATTCGAATTTTTAATTGTCTCTTTTATACGGTCAAAAACATCTTGAATAAGATCATGATTAGGAAGATCGGTTAGGTCTACATTAGCTTTATTATAACTAATCAATGGCATGAGATCGCTACTAAGACGATAATCCCACCCATTTTCTGCACAATATTTGATAATTTCATTAGTAGCAATCATATTATTATGAATTCTACTACCAAGAATTTCTAACGCTTCTTCTCTAGGCAAACTAGAAAATCTCTTATAGGTCATAGTCTGAAAACTATAACCTTGTTCTTTGAGATTGAGCGAAATACAACAAAGACCCGGCTTGTTCATGGATTCTCCTTTACCCTAGTATACTACACTATCGAGCAAAGTCAAGATGCAACTTGAGAAATTTCTTCTGCACTATGAATTTTCACCACATGAAATTCTATACTTGGTGAATACCAATTTTTAAATTGTTGAATAGCATCTTCCGATGAATTTGCAACAAATATTTGATTTATTAAGAGGTTTTGTTTATGGGGATCGTGAAGTTTATAAACCTGTGCTGTTACATTATATTCTTTCATAGTATCCATTCTTTCTCCAATCCTCCTAATGCTTCACTAATTATCGGAAATTGTTCACAAAAGATCTTTTTACATTCTTTTGCAATAAGCATATGTTCTTTCTGAGTTCCGTTCTTTTCTCTTAGCGCTATGTATGTTATCCATGATCTTAGAGTGCCATTCATATATAATCTTGTGGGGGTCGCTAAAGGCAATACAAATCTAGCACACTCTTTTGCTATTCCATCCTTAATCATCCCATCATATATCGCTTTGGCTTTTGAGAAATGTTCTCGTAGTTTACTATTCCATCTGTAAATAATTTCTTGATCTATATCATCTATACTATTTTGTCTATTTTTAGTATCTTGCCGACGAAGTTCAAACAATGGAATTTCTTCTGCTAATAGATTTGTATCAGCATACCTTTGACTGAACTCTTGAAAATTGAAACTTCTATGTCGCAAAATCTGTGCAGCCAAACCTCTAGTTGTATTTATCTCTAAATTAAGATTAGCCATTTCAAAAATAGACCAGTGTTTGTGATCTATACAATATTTTAATAGTTTTGATATATTATTATTGTCTTGATTTTTTGGATTACTTACTCTAGCACAATAGGCTATGTGCTTTTCTGCATCTGGCGTTACACTAATCAATTTTACATTACTCATATTTGATCCTCAGTGTAAGATATTTCAAACTCTTCCAATGGACATACTTCCATATCCCATATTCCATTTTTTAATCCAAATCCTAGAATAATTCCACTTTTTTCCCAATTGTATAAATACTCTGTTGATAATATCCTTTTTACGGGTTTATTGTAGTCGTTTACACTACCATCAAAAACCTCAGTTCCAGCATCAAACCACTCGTCTTTTTTAGAAATGAACTTGACATACATTATTTTTTATTCCACCACTTCATTGTTTTGTCCCATAACGGTTTAAAAAAGTATACTGTAATTACACTAGATATTCCACCAATAACACCATTAGTTACTGCTACTGGTATTACAACACAAGTATAAACAAAATTCTTTTTTGGATTTTTAGTAGTCACTGATACTGGCTTTTTTCAGTTCTAAATTTTCTTGATATGTTTTTTGATGTTCAACCCATTTGTTTTCTGTTAAGTGATTGTAAATTGCTCTAGCGAGTTTGCTAACACTAGAAGCAACACCACCATCTTTAATATCATTAGAACTATTTTTTTTCCAATAGTATTGATTATCTTCTTCATCTTTAACTACAGTATACCCTTTGTCTTTACTCCAACGCTTTACCTCATTCCATAACATAGTTTTCTCCTAGCAACTCATATTACCAGATTGTACTGGTTTGTCAACAGTGTCGTGTCTTGTTTCATTTTTGTAAAGACTCTTGTGCTGAATATTTTAATTTACTATTAAATCCGTCTGCAAAAGCCGTTATATAACACTCTCTCAATTGATTTACTTTTTCTGGATCAAAATATACAACATCAGGATTTTTTCTTATCCATTTGATAAAAGATTTTTCTTCATCACAAAGATCATCAAAACTATCGTATAATTCGTCATAATTATATTTTTCTATGTAACCACTATCATCTATACAATCTAGTTCTGCCGATATAATCTTGCCGTTATTGTATTTAAAACTATAATTTTGTACTGTTATTTTGTCTCCACAGATATTATATACTAATGATCCAAAATGGATATTATACAGTGAATTAAGAGATAGTCTCATCTTTCTTCTTGTTTCTAATATATATTTTATTAATACCACTAATAAGTTCAGGATCAAGATTATTTAAGATGAACGCATCATCATTGTCTGTTACGTATGCTTGTATTTCATCATTAACAACATCTTCATGATAACCCTTATCTAAGATATGTTTTTTTATTTTTCTAAATTTAGTTTTATTTTTACTAATAAACTCATCAATTTCATTCTTATACTTTACTGAATATCCATACATAGCATGACTTAGTTCGTGTCTTAATGTGCTGTTGTTTTGAGCCCCTATGATATAAAAATCATCATATCTGTACTTTAATAGATCGAGCAACTCTTTTTCATATGATGTAAGAGGATCAAAAAGTCCTTGTCTAAAAGGAACTAATACTTTACTGGGAAAATTAAATCCAACCCAAGTTGTGCTATATAAATCTGCTCCGTACTCTACACTATAAAAGTTTTTAATTTGACCAAGAGTAAATATTTGATTGCGGAATTTTTCGGTTGGATGTTCAAAAAACTCTTGGAATCTTATGAAAGTTTCGCCCAACTCCCTTTGAGAGTCAGCACTAACCCATACACTATTATATGGTTGTTTTTTAACTTTTAACATTTAAGTCCACAAGTGATTTCTAATTTTTATTAATTCAATAAGCATCTTTGTATCTTCATAATCATATTCTTGTTCCAAAATTCGTACTTTTTCATACAGTTTTTCTTTTTCTTTAAACTTTTTATTATCTAGAATATCTTCAATATCTCCAAGATTATCATTGTCGTATGGATTTTTTCTTTGTGGTCGAACATATTTCCACCATTCGTACAACTCTTTAATTTTGCTTGATCTATTTAAGTCGTTCATTGATGTTTCATAGTCATCCATAAGACCAGCACGAAAAGAACTAGTTTTTGGTTCAGTTGCCGCTTTTATCCTGGCGTCATCAAAATTCTTTTCTATAGACTTAAAGTAATCGTATGCTGCCTCAACGCATCGCCCGTTCTTGAATTCGTATTTTTTATTACTACCCCATTTCATTGAAGCAGCAAGTTCCGACTCTACAAAATCTACCAACTCATTAAATAGAGCATGAATAATTCTGTAGTCAAAATCATAGTATCTTCCAGGAACTAAGCCTGTTTTTAAATAGTGGATCTTGTCTATGTATCTGTTACGAATATAAATTCTAATTGTCTCGTACAAATCATACGGGAAATAAATTATATTTTGCAACCTGTTAAGAAGGGTGTCGCTCAACCAGTATCTAAATGGTCTTTCTTTTTTTTGTTTTTCTCTCCACTCTCCCCATTCTCCCCACTCAAGAGCAACAGGCTTATCTTCACCCCTAATCCAGTTGGCGAATTTAGAACAACTCCAATAGTGAATTCTACTTCTTAAGAGTCTCATAAGTCTATATCTATTTGATGCTGATTTAGTAGGTTATAAAACTCTTCTCTGATCTTATCCAGAGCATCGTCTGCACTTTTAAAATCATGATGATATTTCTGCCACGAACGAAGCTGTTGACTAAAATCCCACAACATACGTTGAGCGTTAGGTGCTTGGCTCATCACCTTATACTCATTTTCTTCGTCTGGAAGATTAAATGTGAATGTTGCTTTTGGCATAACTATTCCTTTCCTAATGCTTTTGTACTAAAATCTACTTTATTCTTTTCTTCGCTTTCGTAAAGAGATATCCATTTATCAATTAATTGTATTTCTATTTCTTCTGCAAATAATTCATAATCTTTAAAGTTATCCCCATCATATATTCTAAGAAAATACGCTTCCCTAAAAGGGCTATATAGTAGAAAACCCTTTTTATTTTTGGCTGTTTTTTCTTCGTATTTTATAATATCGCCAAACATAATAGATTTAATTGTCCACCCAAGTTTCATAAGATCAAGACTTATTTCTTCTGTTACAACACTTTCTGCTACATATCCTTCTTTGTTACTCATGCCAGAACAGTAGAAATCAATATAGGTTTCTCCTTTATTTCTTAAATCAGCAACTATTCCAGCAGCACTTCTCCAAGAACAACTCCATTCTTCATCACCATAAAAGAATCTGTTATTACAAAGACTGGAGTATAAGTTTTGGCTATATACATCACTATGTATGCACTTGTTAGCGATTTCGTCGCTTTTCATTAAATCTAATTCAAGATTAGGTTTCATATTAATTATTACTTTTGCCTTTCCATTCTGGAAACATATTCATATCTAGTTTACCCAATAGTAATTTAGATGGCTTATCTGCTAGATTACGAATAGCATAACATTTGTGACCAGTTTCATCATAGCCACAGTCTATAATATCATACTCTGTAACGCTATGCAACATTTGAACAAGTTGTTCTATTTCTCTCATAGGGTTGCTAGTGCTTTCGTGTTTAAATATCATTATTGTATAATATCAGACTGTCTGGCTTTTGTCAAGAGGCTAGTGAATAATTTCTCAAATTGATCCACGACTCAATCAGTAACTTGACGATTAACTTGATCCCAAAATTGACCCTCAACTTGATAATAAACTTGATCTCTAACTTGATGATCAACTTGAATATAAACTTGATTCATAACTTGAAGATAAACTTGATCACAAACTTGATTCAAAACTTGACTCAAAACTTGACGATGAACTTGAAGACTAACTTGACGATCAACTTGACTATAAACTTGAAGACTAACTTGATCCATAACTTGATTCAAAACTTGACGATGAACTTGACCCTTAACTTGATCTTTTAAATTTTTCATTTGAGGTCTTTCTTAACTTGACCCCAAACTTGACTCCAAACTTGAAAATCAACTTGACTCAAAACTTGACGCTCAACTTGATGATAAACTTGATCTCTAACTTGATAATCAACTTGACGATTAACTTGACTCCAAACTTGCTCTATAACTTGATCCCTAACTTGATCCCTAACTTGATCCTTTAAATTTTTCATTTGAGATCTTTCTTAACTTGACGATAAACTTGATCCATAACTTGATTATAAACTTGACCTTTTAAATTTTTCATTTGAGGTCTTTCTTAACTTGATGATTAACTTGAACCCAAACTTGATTAAAAACTTGAAGATCAATTTGATCACAAACTTGACGATCAACTTGACGATTAACTTGACTCGAAACTTTCTCTATAACTTGCATATAAACTTGAAGATAAACTTGACCCATAACTTGATATTGTAACGTTTTCATATTTTTTAACTATATGCTGACCTCAAGATATTCAATATTGGGGTAAATAAACTAAAAAAGCTTATACAAAATTGCTTTCGTATAAGCTTAATTAGTTTTTCAAAGAGTAATAAAAATCAATCCTTAGCCCTACGCTCTCTCTCTAGTTCACGATCATATTCTCGCTGATAATAACACTGAACATTAAATCCAGCAGGAATTGTGACATTCCCGTGAGTAGGATGCAAAACCGTGACCTCCTTTGAGATTACCAAAAATGGCCCCTGTAAAGTTTCTTCATTCCACTTTGAGGGAACGTACATTTCCACACCATCAAGAGTATCAAGGCAATGCTTTGATCCTACAGTATTACCTGGAACAAGTTGTACTGTTTTATTGTCTGGCTTAACATACCCTTGAGGTATATTTTCATTATCTACAACAACCAAACCAAGATCACCCTGCCAAATACAATCTCCAGAAGTGGACGCTTCTGTAAATCTCAGTGGCATCCCAGGGTAAACCTTTTCACAACCATCAGCGATGCTTCTGCAATGCTGTTCAATATCGTCAATTACGCTATTCATTCTATTTCCTTTCTTAAGAAATTAAGTTCTACCAATTACATTAAACTTTAAACCACCACCCAACCAAACTTGAGCCTCTTCGCAATTTTTAATACCATCTTCTACTCCAAGAGAAAAAATCCTACCAGTAGGACAGGTAACTATTAATCTCGTCCCCCCAATAGGTGATTTATATAGAGCTTCTTTAGTTCCTTCTATTTCGTTATGTCTACTATCAATCAGTTGGGCATTACTTTCTTTCAAATATCTAGTCCATCCAAAACGATTAATCATAATACTACGAACATCTTGATTAGTCTCAGAATTGATTTCTTGTACTGTGAGAGTTTCTGGATTCATCACTATTTTTTCATTTAGTAATACTCCATTTATAGCCCATACACTATAACCATCACGATACTTTACAGCAGCACCAAATTCATTGTGTAGTCTGAAATTTTCATCAGTATGAAGTTCTGAATGACGATGCTGAAAAATAACACAAGTATCGTAAGGCGACCACCAACCACAATTTTTTGCTAGACCAATAAGACCTTCTAATCTTCTACACTCTTCAATATCTAAAACCTCTAACATAAAATCATAATATGAAAGCCAACCAGCATCATGATATCCAAATGCTTGATTACTAATAGATAGAGTATTACTAACTTGTAGTTTTGCTTCTAGTTTAGCACACTCGACGGGACTACTCACTAAATAGAATGTTTCTGGACATTCAAGACCAGCACTAGCATATGCTAGTCTAGCATAATATTTGCTCTGCTCAAAATCACAAGGCTCACAAGATCTACCAATAGATATCCACTTGTCTCTATAAACTGATAGCAACTGTGTCTGTTCTGGTGTAAGTTCTTTAATTTTCATTTTAATTCCTTATGCCCTTCCATCTCTTATCATCTTAATAAATTCCACAACATATCGCGCCGTATCCGGCACATTATATCCACCAAAAAAATAACATCCGGTAAAATCATACATATGCTGCACATTACTGTCTCTAATATACTCTTTATGATATTCGTCGCCATACTCCATATAAATATAGTCGGCAACTTTACCCATAAAGTTTGTGATTGTAAAAACTACAGAATTATTCATTAGTATCCACCATCAATTTCATAGTAGTCGGGATGAGAAGTATTTCCAGCGGGATTTTTATATCCGTCAAGATTAAAACACTGACACATAGTATCGTGAAGTTTTTGTGCTTGAAGATTAAGCATAACCTTTAGACCTTCTATAGCATTTACTATTTCATCATTAGTTAGATCATGCTCCAGAATACCTTCACTAAGAGTACCTAGTTGGTCTGAGAAAGTATACAGGGTACTAATTTCGTTTTCAAGATCAAATCGGTTTTTCATAATTTATTCTCACTTCTCCATTATTTATAGTAATAAAAGAACACGAACTTTCTGTCCAAGAACCGCTATTGTAGTAGTATACCATATCCTTTTTGGTTGTCAAGGCCAAGTGCGTATGACCACAAATAACAACGTCACACTTTTTACTTTTACAATACTCTATCGCTCTTTCTGCTATTTGTTCTGAACATCTTAAAAAGGTTTTACTTTTTCTTTTGAGCAGATTGGAGTAATAGTATTCGTTTTTATGAAAGCGGTCATATTTTTGTATTAGTCTGTAAATTTTGTCGGCAAATTTTGTAACCAATGGATATTTTGAAATAAAATTATCAAATATATCACCGTGAAGAATTAATATTTTTTTACCTGCGCTACTAATAATTATTTCATCAACAAAATCTACCCCAATAAGATGACTTACTAATTCTGCTGGCCCATCGTGATTACCTCCGATCCACACCACCTTTATCTTATCGGACAGTTGCCTCAACTTCTTTAATATTTTCCAGTGATCCTTGCATAGTCTCCTAAAGTCCCAACTGTCAAATAAGTCTCCATTAATAATTAGAGTATTTGTTTGTATTTTATCAAGAAATTTAGATAAAAGGTCTGCTCTGCAAATATCACTCCCTAAATGAATATCACTAATAATAGTAGTTTCATTCATACGAGCATCTGTTGTATACCTTCAAGAACATATTTGCGAACATTTTTATTCATATTGTTTATTAGAATATGATTTTTAATAAAGTCTTCGCCTTGTTCTTTAACAATAACGCCCAACAAATTTCTAATCCAGCCCTTAGTAACAGTACGAACATTCTCAAAATCTAATTCCACATTAAAACCCAATTCAATTTGTTCGAGAATATCTTTTCGTAATTCGGCTGCTAGTTTTGTGCTAGACAAATCTGATCCATATATTTCTTGTATATGATAGTATATTAGTGGGCCTTTCATTTCTTTTTTCTCCAAAACTTATCGATATGACCCGCCATTATACATCCATAATTAGTGATCTTCTTATGTTAACAATACTTGTGATATCCGGGCGGAAGATCTTTGTCAATTAGATTTTGACGTTCTTCTCTAAGACCCGCTATTTCTAAACGCTGGGTTCGTATTTCATTTTTTAAACTTTGAATCAGAAACTCTTTGTTAAGTTCTCCAGCCTCATATCCAGCGTCAAAAGACGCTTTTAACCAAGGAACAACAGTATTAGTCCAATAATATGCTGAGTCTTTAGGAACAGATGTTAAATCGTCGTATGCTCTTTCCATTCTAAGAGCAAAACTTTCAATATCATTGATCCAATCGTTAAATGTTCTTATCATTCCACTGTTTCTCTAAATATTCTAAAGTATACTTTACTACACTGTCATCATAAAAACAATCTAAGTCAGTTTGGGTAATTTTTTTATATAGGTCTGGACGAACATTGTATAATATATTCATTATACTTTGACCATATCTTAGTTCAAGTTCATTTTCATGGTAAAAATTATCAGCTTTTTGTAGGAATTGTTCAAATGTCATGATGGAAAGTAAGAACCTCCTTCTAGGGCGTCATTTTTATGGGCATTGTTTATTCCGAAAATTTTTATTCGTTGCCTCTTAACAAATGACAACACATCATCGAAACAGTTTTCACACAAATCAATATTGAATTTTTTTCCATCTTTATCTGAAAAATAACTCCAAACAGCAGTTAATTCAGCATATTCATGTTCATGAACTGGTTTTGTTATGGTGCAAGATTCTCCGCACACATCACAAATAATTTCGTCAATTACTTTTTTAGGTTCTGTTTTATATGTTCGCATAGGTGTAGCGTTGATCCATCTTTAAAGTGTATGGTTAATACTTCTGGAGTTCCAAAGGTTACAGTATAAGCAACTGCATCTTTGTGTTGACGCAAAATTTCTAGAAGTTTTTCCACATTACTTTTTCTTTTTAAGATTCCTCAAAATATTCATGTACTTTTTGGCATCATTCTTATTGTCAAACTCCGTAGTAACAGCAGCACCATCATTCTTGGGAAGTTGAATGGGTTGACCATTCTTAGCCACAACATACTTACCCTTCTTCTCAATCACACTCAGATTATCAGTCATTTTAGTCCTCAAAAGTTAGTCGTAACACACACCACTATTATACATCAAGCCGGTTACTTGTCAATAGTCGCTCTAGAATTCATGATTTTTTGTATTTCTTTAAAACTAAATGGTTCTCCAAAAGGTTTGTTATAGTTGATGCAATTATCAACACCAACATCTAGTGTTTTTCTGGAAGAATTTCTATCTTCACCATCAAGTTTGGAGTGACTGTGGCCGAACAACATATATGATCCCTTATGACTAGCGGGCCAAACTCTGGCCGCATAGTGACTCAGGTATATTCGTTGGTTGCAATATATTATCTCATTTACATCCTGTACACTAGCGAATCCTTGAAGATCATCCTTAAAATCATTACGTCGGTCATGATTACCATAGTTCAAATGAACATTTTGACAAACTATTCTTGATCTATATTCTATAGGTTTCTTGCCCTTAAAACAAAAATCGCCCAGTATATACAGAGTATCATCTATATCGACAGTCTCATTGATTCTGTCGAGTATAACTTGATCCATTATGTGAATATTATCAAATGGACGATTACAATGCTTGATTATATTATTATGACCTTAGTTAGCCCGAAGGCTAACCAAAGTGAGTATCACTTGTAAAATATATCATGATATCACTTATTTTTCTCCTTCTATTCAAATAGCATCTTGTCTAGTTTGTTTCTGATCTTTGCTAAAACTTCCGGTTTAAAATAAATTTCTGCTCCTTCTGGAGACTTATTCATTTCGTTAAGTCTTTTTTGAATTAAAGCTTGTAAAATATCTATTTCGTGATTAGTTAGTTTAGTTTTCATTAACCTATACCATTTCTCTTGTTGTCGCAACAATTTTAACACCATCAAATTCATGCCTATCACAAGAATCATACATACCACAAGGATAAGGCTTATTCACTACTTTAAAATTAAAGGAGTATTCTGCCTCACCATAAGTTTTTCTTAATTTGGCATAAAGTATTTCTTTAATATCTTCTACTGATAAATCAATCTCTATCTTATTCTTAATTTTCATTAACCTATTCCCTTTCTCCTGTTATCACAACAATTTTAACACTATCAAATTCATATTTAATACAAGAATCATACATACCATAGGGTTTGTTTACAACCTTAAAATTAAAAGAGTAATCACCAGGGTAGATTGTTCTTAGTTTATTATAAACCATATCTTTGATATCTTCTACTGACAAATCAATTTCTATTTTATTTTTAGTTTTCATGTTTTTCTCCATTTATCATAAACTTTCCTTTGTATTGAAATCGCCCCCATTATTGAGCGTCATTTGTATAGAACAAAGAGAGGCTACAGGGCGATACTCTTAGCGATCAACCTAAAAGTGTCTGTTAATTCAGATCTTGTTTTATTTATATTTCTTCTCCAGTTTCATAATCTATCACTGGATATTTCCAAGCCTCTTTCACCAAGGAGGGAAGTGGTATCCCCGCTTTATCTTGTACCGTTTGTAAATCTATTAAACTATCCTGTACATAAACCGGCATATTATGAATGTTTACAACATCTTGATTTTCATCAATAAATACTGGATACAATCCATATTTATCCTGTTGCTTGACGATACGATATTTCCAGCCTGCGGTCATGTTTCTATTTCCTGTAGAGTGTCATAATCAATTATAGGACTCTCCAAGCATTTTATCAATCGTTCGACCGTTTTTCTTAGATCGTCCACAGTTTCTTCACTGATTCTTATTGGTTCTTCAGTCAAACCATTAATCTTTCCATCTTTATTATAGTAAATCTCATATAACATACTATCATCCATATGAGTATTAGGATAAGTTCTACGAACTACTCTGTGATTCCACGACATTTATAATTATTGTGATATTCCACAATCTCTGCTTAATTGAGGTTGTTTTAATATTGATTGCATAGAGTCAGAAATATTTCTATTTTGTTCCAGATATTTGTTGTGACGTTTCACCATATATTCTGCTGTTTCTTGATCCAATGATCCAGCATCCACAATACTATACTCATGTTTATTCTCTGGATTTTCTGGATGACTATAATAGATTGGCTCAACAGGAACTATAATTCTACACCAACAATCTGGTCCACTAAAACATTCGATCACTTTCCATTTGACCAGAAAGGACAGTTCTCTTGCTTGTTCAAAAGTCATTTTAGTCCCATACTTTTCATTTGTAATATAACTTCAGCATTTCCTTTTGCATCATTTACTGGATTATGATCGTGAGTTGTTTTTCGCAAGTGTTTCCATTTTGCTCTGGTATCTTTAACTAATCCACAATATAAATCTCCTATGCGGCGACCCGAATATCCAAAAGGATTTTCTCCAATAAAATAATGAAAGTAATAGTTGATCCATTGCCAATCATAACACGGATTGTCACTAATAAAAACCGGCTTGCCAATACTATTAGTTTTTAGCCAATAACTAAACTGTACCATTACACTATATGAATCATCAAAAGTTTCATGTTGTTCTCTTGAGAATCCACTAATTTTTAGTGTATCGTCTTGATATTTTTTTGATATGGGTTTAGTTTGACCGTAAAAAGTTTTATCTAAATATTCATCTACAATAACACAACCAAAACAAATCATGCTATATTCTGGAGGAATAGGCCCATCACTTTCAACATCAACAACGATTAGAGACATGATTATATCCAGCTAGTTTATTAGCAGCATTTAAAGCGGTTAGTATTTTTTCACTTAAAAAGTCTTTTTTAGATTGATTATCACCTTTACTGTCCAATTTAAGTTCTATTAGTCCTTCGTCAAAAGCATCTCTTAAATCCTGAGAGAATGATATACAACAATAGATGGCGTTTACTTCGTCACTAGTTAGTTTTGGCCCTTGCGAATTTATAGTAGTTTGATTCACAACAACGGTTCTCCAGTTTCTAAAACATATAGCATCCTATATAGTTGATTAGCGTCTCCGTTAATAATTAAGTCGATAGGTTTCTTACCGTTAAAACCAGCATTTGGAGAGTTTAACCAACTGTCAATAAGTTCTGGCTCTATTAGTTTTTCTAAGCGATTTCTAATATCTTTTTCAAGATCATCATTAAGTTGTTTATCATTCATGGTTTACTACCAAACTTCTTTTGTAGTCTCAGATATGTTTCATATTCAGCTTGTTCTTGTTTTTGTTTCTCAAATTTTTCGCCCTCTTTAATCTTCATGAGCTTCTTTACTCTGGCATTATATTCTTTATCATTTTCTAGTCGAGTGATATTTAAGGCAAAAACTCCTAGATCGTCGATTGATCCATCACTTTCCCAAGTCCAACGAGCGTCTATCACATCATTATAGTCTTTTAGATAAGCGTCTTGAGTTTCTCTTAATTCTTTACAAATTTCTTCTGGAGTACCAGATAAATCCCAAGGACTAATAGTTACAAGAGTATCTTTTACTTCTTGTCGTTTAATTTTTATTGTGCTGTTCATCGTGTTCTCCCTTAGTTATCCATTTGCCCGTAGTTAAATCCTTAACGACTTCTAATATCATTTTCAATATCATTATTCATGTTTGACGCTTTGTATTGTAAGGAACGTCACGGCTTTTAGTTCCTATCACCACGTTATTTCCCAAACATTTTAGGACTGTCCGAAGGATTGTTAGTGCCTAGTGGTTAAAAATTTTGATCTCCAATACAGAGATTATACTCCACGATTTGTTGTTGTCAAGTTACTCATTTCCCACTATGATTTTTATATCTTCTATGAGGATTCATATTCCACACACCCCAATAGTTGAATTTGTCCGGCTTTATCATCTATGATTAATTCTTTAACTTTCTTCTGTGCTAGTTCTTCAGTATCAAATTTATCACCCTTTAATTCCCAAAATGAACAATCATAATTACTATAGGTTAGTGCTTCGTAATTGTACCAAAAAATCCACCACTTAATTTTTATTTGATACCATTCTTTATTATTAGCGTCTTTGAATTTACATATTTTATATTTCATACTTTCAAATCCTTCAATAACCACCTTTTAACTTCCATAGGATGTTTATCAGTATGAGGTTGAGTAGCACTAATATAGCCCACAGCAAAATCAATAACAGTATTTAGCAATTTATTTTCTCTCCTTAAATCAAACACATCATTTGTAAGATTAAGACTAGACTGTTTTAATTGTTGTATCTCTCTATTTAGTGATATTTTATCTTCTATATATTCTGCTATTCTGCTTTCATTAGCACTATTAAGTCTCTTTAATTCATCAATTTCTTTTTGTTTGATAGTTTCTAAATCTTTTACTTTTTCTTCTAATTCTTTGTAGGTAGATTTATTAGGAGCATAAACAGTAGCAGCAAACTTATCGAATTCTTGATAATATTTTTTAATTTCTATTAGATGATCTTCTAGATCTTTATTTTTTCGTTCTAACTCGTCTATCTCATCTGCGAGAGATAGTATATGCTTATTAAGATTTGGATTTTCTTCGCATAATTGTTCTATGGTTTTATAGTCGCTCATTAAGTATATCCTGTTTATAAAAGTCTTTGAATCTTTTCCACCCAACTGCTGAACCAAGTTTAGTTTCTTTTAAGAATTTAAGATCAACAAACAAATCATGATATTTAATAATGTCGTCTCTTGATATTTCTACCTTTATCTCATATTCTTTAAACTGTTCTTTAAATTCATAAGAATATTCTACATCATCTTTTATTTCTTTTTTAAATCTATCTAATTCTTCTTGATTTAAGAATCTTGTTAATAAGTATTGTTCAGAGTCTCTCATAATATTTATTAACTCTTTACATATAAGTTAGACTACTTTTGTTTATTATATTTCTTCTATAAAAACTATTCACAATTATTTGTACCAAAATGTGTCATCTGTCCATCCTTAACCACAAAAACTTTAACTTTTCCACTAGACCTAATATAATCTCGTCCCCCATCAATCATGTTCCCATTCTTAAAACTCTTATAATCGTGGCGACTTTGGCTATACTCTAGTTCGCCCTCATCATTCTCCACCATACCAAAAGTTAAGTTCTCAATACTGTCAGCATTAGCCACATAAAGATCATCCCCACGAAAAAATAAGCAAAAATACTTGTTACCAAACTTTGGATGCGGAGTTGATCTATAAAAAATATCCGCAACAGTATCACCAAATTCTGTGGAGCAAACGTGTTTTACCTCAACCTGATCTTTTTCAGAATAGACTTTTTCCGCCTGCTCAATCTTAGTAACTGGATAGTGTTTGATAATCATACAACCAATCTCCCCAATAAATTTTTAATAGTCTCACTAATATTTACGCCGTTCACAATAAGATCATTATCTGGATAAGGATTCACCAATAGGCTATGTTTTTCCACATAATCCATCGCACGACTATAGCACCAATAAATAGCGTACTTTTCGTCTTTACTTAGTTCTATATTCATGTTTCTTTGCTAATTGTTTTACGTTTAAAAAATTTAATCCCACAATTTCCTTAGTATCAAAACTAATATGAAGTTCCGTATCTTCATTTATGGTTTGAACATAATAATCTTCATCTTTAAAATGAATACTCACTTTATCTAAATCTTGATTATAGTAGGAATATGGGACAAAGGAACCTACATATGTACTATAAGTATACCACGGAGGATCGCATCTGTCAATGCCTAATCTTGATAGTTTAGCATCTACACCTTCTCTTATTTCCTTATAACTTTTAATTTTAGTTTCTGGAAATAGATTGAAGATGCTAAAGAAACCTGTTAGAAACCCCATAATAGTTTTCCTTTTTGTATTGAAAACGCCCCCGTTATTGAGCGTCAGTTATCGGTACAGATTTTCATCTGGAATAGATAACGAGAGGCCCAAGGACGTTACTATTGCGATCAACTCAATAGTGTCGGTTAATTCCGATCTTGTTATATTTCTTCTCCTGTATTATAGTCGATAACAGGTTTATTGCAACACTCTGTCATTTTTTCTAGAATATCTTTTAATCCATCAACACTTTCAGCAATAATATCCGGCATTTCACTCATACCACTAATATTATTGTTCTCATCATAATATACTTCACGAATACCAAAAAGAGTTTCTGGTTCGTGTAGATATTTGTGATGACGAATTTCTTTTGTTATTCTATAGTTCCAACTCATTAAACAAATTCCTTTAGATACTCATCAATATCGGGCTGAAAATCCTGAGTCTCAGCCAAAACCATGGCAGCAAGATACAAGA